AACCAATAAAGTTTTTAGTTACATTATGCTCTTGCAAAGTAAATGAAAAAAAATGAAAGCCACAAAAGAAATGTGTAAAAATGTATTTCTGTCACAGTTAAAAACAGTTAACAATAAAATACATCAACTATGCCCGGCTAATATAATAAGGTATAGGCGCATCTTTTGTCAAAGCAAAAGCGAACGGCATGCTCAAAAAAACGGCAAAAATGAGTTTTGGCAGAAAATTATAGGCATAAGATTTGGCGTAAAAGGAAAAATACATTATCTTTGCATCCGAATTTAGAAAGGCTGCTTTCAAAAGTTCTGTAAGGCCGATATGGCTCAGTTGGTAGAGCAACGCATTCGTAATGCGTGGGTCCCCGGTTCGAGTCCGGGTATCGGCTCAAATGATAACCTTGCGATAATAGCTCAGTTGGTAGAGCACTAGCTTCCCAAGCTTGGGGTCGCGGGTTCGAGCCCCGTTTGTCGCTCTTGACATAAATATCTAACATTCAGCGAGTTAAAGAAAATAAGCAGTCATTTTTTGGCTGCTTTTTCGCGTTTTAGGCTAATTTGAAAATGGCTTATTAGGGTCTATGGAGGTCTATTGAGAAAAAGAAACGTACCCTTCAACGTACCCAAATGCAAAATAAGCCAACTTGCGACATATAGCCTTATAGACTGGAGACGGAGTAGGCCGTTACAAAATAACAGGACTATGAAGTACAGGATTTATGTGGATTTCACAAAGAAGAAGAAGGACGGGACTGCGCCCGTGGTGTTGATTTTTGAGGGTTGCGGCAAGCGTTTCAAGCTCTCTACAGGTCTTTGTGCGGTGAACAACATTGTGGGCCGCGCGTTTCAGAAGGGAGAGCCTTGCGCTACGGCGAAGAACGCGGTGCTGGCGAAGAAGCTGCTGGCCGTTGACCAGTTTATGCTGTTGCGGGGCGACAACATGCCCGTTGACGAGCTAAAGGACGAGCTGCGGCTCATCTTGAGCAACAGACAGAAGAGCGCGAAGACGCTGGTTCACTATATCGAGCGTTTTGCGGACACGAAGGAGCGCAAGGGGACGCGCGACCTGTATGACCTTGCCGCGCGTAAGGTGGCTGCCTATGACGCCAAGGCGACGTTTGAGGACGTTGACGTGAGGTGGCTTGACGGTTTTGTGCGCTCGATGGGTGACGTGAGCGTGAACTATCAGTCGATCATGCTTCGCAACATAAGGACGGTGTTCAACTGGGCCATCGACAACGAGTGGACGGACAAATATCCGTTCAGGCGTTACAAGATTAAAAGCGAGAAGGTGGCGATAAACAACATTACGGTTGAGCAGCTTCGCGCGGTGAGGGACTATCCGCTGGATGATGACTGGCGGTGCATGTACAGGGACCTGTTCATGCTTGTGTTCTATCTGTGCGGCATCAACCCCGTTGACCTGCTGCACCTGAAGAAGGAGAACATGAAGAACGGCAGGATACGCTACAAAAGGGCCAAGACGGGGCGTCTGTATGACATACCTGTGCCGACGGAGGCCCGGAAGATTATAGAGCGTTACAGGGGAAAAGAATGGCTTCTGTGCCCACTTGACAGGTTTGGGTCACACAAGGACTTTGACGCGCACTGGAACGCGGCGCTGAAGAAGATAGGGCCTGTGAGGATTGTTCCCGACAAGGTGGGGAGGATGAGGAAGATGGAATGGGACCCGATTGTGGAGGGGATGACGATATACACGGCGCGTTACACGTTTGCGAGCATCGGCGCGGAGCTTGACATCCCGAGAGAGACGATAGCCTTGTGTCTTGGCCATGCCTGGACGGACGTGACGAGCCGATACATAAGCTACGACAACAAGAAGATTGACGGGGCTGTGAAGAAGATTATCGGTTACGTCAACAAGGCGTAAAAGAAAAAGCCCGGCCGCGCACAGAGAGAAGAGAAGCGCGGCCGGGTCTTGGGAAACGGAGGGCTAAACGCCGATCATCTTGTCGGTGAGTTCTTGCTCTGCCATGCTGATGACGGCCTTGTAGGCGGTGTCGTAGCCTTGGATGAAGGTTCCGTACTTGCGCCCGTAGGCGTTGCTGTCCTGTCCCTTCTCGGGGTTGGTCTGTTCTATGAAGCGTTCAAGGCAGCAGCTTGCTGCACGGAGGTGGAAGAGAGCCGATGCTATCTCGTCTGAAATTTGTATCTTATCGCTGTTCATTGTCGTTTGAGGTTTTTTCGATTAATGGAATGATGTTGTGAGACTTGAGGGTGTCGTAGAGAAAGAGGCGGCCGCGCTGTGACCACTTGGTGAACGTGCGCACGCCCTGTGTGCCGTCGGCCTTGGCGTAGGTGAAGGTCTCGGACTGGACGTAGCCCTTGGCGAGGTACTTGCCGTAGACTATCCATATCTGCCCCACCTTGTGCTGTATCTTCAGGTTGCGCAGCAGGACGTTGAAGGCCTTTGCGGACATGCCGTAGTCTTGTGCGATTTGCGTGACATTGATTGTGTCCTTGCACTGGAGGATGTTATCGACATAAGACACCTTCGGCTTCATGTTGTTGACGGCTGTGTCGAGCTCGACGATCTGTGCGTCTTTCATCTCGATTGCCTGCTGCTTCTTTGCGTTGTCGGCAGCGAGCATCTGTTTCTCCTCTTCGGAGGCGACGAGAGCCTTTAGGGCATCGAGGTAGGTTGAGGGGAGCTGTGCCTTGGCGGATTTCTCCAAGGTTTCAAGACGGTCGATGATACGCTCGCGGAGAAGGGCGTCATAGCCAGAAGCGAGAATAAGGCAACCTTTGGGGGTAAGGTTAAAACAGGGGATCTCTTTGAAGCCACCGTGGGGTTGTGACTGCTTGTAGGACGACAATTCAAAATTGAATTGTGATACACCTTGCGCCAAAATGTTGCGAATATCCCGCATCACATTGGAATGTTGTTTACCTGTGACCTCAGCAATTTCAAGGGAGGTCATGCCGTCTTTGTTGTCTGCGATTGCAGACGGAACGTGGTTTTGCATCATTGTGTTGTTAAGCATTTAAATATAACATTATGGAGACTTTATCGCAAAAGGAAAGCGGCCTCACGTTTGCGCTGCTTAACAACACGATAGTCCTACATCCCGCAGGCTTTAATGTTACGCAAAGTGAAACCGCTTAGAATTTATGGCAAAGCCATGAGCCGATAAAAGCACAAGGCAGTCATATTCTGAACAGTAGTCCAATGGTGGACATAAAAAATGCCCTCTCTTGGCAGATGGGCAAAGACCGATGCCCTGTCGGGATAGACGCACTATCGTTTGTTAAGCACTACAAAGTTACGAAAAAGGCAGCAATCTTGGATGGTGATTGCTGCCTTTAACATTAGTTTAACAGTTGGGGTAAGGCGGTGAGCCTATCTAAGCCTTTTTAAGCCTCTCTACGCCATAGCGGAAAGTCTCGGAAGGGGGAAATGCTTAATTTACTTTCTGAAGGACATAATAGAAGTCATACATCAAGAATCCCCAAAGCTCTATTTGAGTTGCGGATTTAAAATCGACTCCATACTGTGATGTGGAGTTAAAATCAATGTATCCATCGTGATTTACAGAACTCGGAGAATAAGACCATGACGAAAATCTCTTCAAGGGATAATCCTTTGACAAATTCATTTCATCAGATATATAGCCGTCGCCTTCTCTTTTCATTGTTCCGTCTGCGGAGAATACGACAAAAATATCTCCATACACGGTGTATTCAGAAGAATAAGTCCTGTTCCAGTCGTGCTTTTCTGTGATTTTCCATTTTCCGACAAGAGATTTTGCTCCTGGCTTATTGTCTTTTTCGCCATCGTCATCGCTGCTGCATGACGAGAGCGAAATCGCACACACTGCCATCAGAAGGATGGCAAGAAAAGAAGATAGCTTTTTCATAATTCTTTGATTTATTTGAACACCGCAAAGTTAAGGCTTTTGCGTGGAACAACAAAATTTTTTGAGGGAGAATTTTTATAAAAATCATTTATCTGTCATTGGTGTGGGGACGACAATCCAAAATTGGATTGTTGCAAACCTTGCGCCAGCCGCGGTGTATTTAACCAATCCAAAATTGGATGCGTTGGCATGGGTGTGTGCCTGTGTGTGCGTATATGCGTAGGCGCACACATGCTCACGCGCACGCGCGCGCGAAAAAAGCTCGATTTTTTCTCCCAGCCTTGGGTCTTGTAGAAGCCCAGTTTTTGGCTTTCGAAAAGTTTACAAAGAAAAAGAAGCAAAAAGAAAGAACATAAATAATATATATATATATTTATTATATATTAATTAGCTATTAACGCGCGACCTTAGCTTTTATACATGTACCTTATTATATACATGTGTATTATAAGGTGAAAAGTGGAATTTTGGTGATTTTTGGGTGTTTTTGATGTCTGATTGAGGGGTTTTATGTCGTAAAAGACTGATAATGAGCGACATAGAGGACGTAAAAATAGTGATACGATATGAAACGAAAGTGATACGGTTGCGATACGGTTTGTAAAAGACTGATACACAAGAGGTTATACGGTTTTAGGGTGAGCCGTTTGAGATGCACGATACATCGCGTAGGCTTGTAACACACTTATTATCAGATGATTACAATCGTATCACCATCGTATCACCAACGTATCGCGGTTGCAAACAAGAGTTTGTTGTGGTCGGACGGGACCTATTAGGAAAATGGGGCGAACAAGGGCAAAAACGGGGTGTGAGGCAAGAAAAAGCCCCGCTTGTAGGCAGGGCTTTTTTACATGCGCTTACATGCGCTTACATGGGGTCATGGTTGAGCAATCGGTACAAAATTACCAATTGTCATCTTCAGACGATTCTGTCTTGATGAGGCCGAGCATGCGGTTTATCGGGACGTTGAGAGCGTCTTCCGTCTGTGAAATTTTCTTCACTGCTCTTTTGTCGAAAGGTTTGCCGTCTTTAGTGAAAAGCCTCTTGCAGCAGCTTTTAAGGCTCTCTCCATATTTCAGCATTCCTGCTGCGTCTGTAAGCTCATCGTCTACGACAGGTGCATCGACGCGCACACGACCGTCTTTGAATTTGAAAACGATTGTGTAATCGCCTTCAAATGTTCTCGGGATAAACGTGACAGTTTTCCACACGATGCCGCCCCTGCCCCGGACCGTTATAGCCTGTCCTTCGTTCTCGGTCATTACTTGCTTCGGGTCCTTGTAGAGGGCCATTATGTTGTTCTTGACCATGTTGTAGAGCTCGGATGCCGACTTTCCCTCGAAGGGAACCACGACAAACGCCGTGCCATCAGGGGCTGTGAAGGCTCCTGTTCGCGTGAGCTTGAACGATACGGGGTCTTGTGCCGAGACGTTTAGAAAACTAAGCACAAGGATAAGAATTGAAAACAGTTTTTTTCATAATTTTTTTGTTTTTAAAAGTGAATAATGTTAGTTGAAAGCCCTGCATGTTGCGGCAGGGCTTGTGTTTAATCTTCGTTATCCTCCTCGTCTTGTGGCTGTTTCTCGGCGATGTAGAGCGAAGCTGCCTTGACGAGGACGGCGATGCCTGCTGCAAACCATGCGGCAAAGATGTAAGGGAAGGCTTCTCTCATCATGAAGATGCCGATGAACTTTTTGTTAGAGTAGTCGTCCGAAAAGAACCACAGGCAGAAGCCGATGACTACAATTGCCAAGGCGAGGATGAAGCCAAGGCGTGCGAAGACGTTCAACACTCGGGCTGTCGTTGATGCGTCCATGGAAAAGAATTTCTTGATGTTCATAATAATTTTGAAAATAATTGTTAAAGTTTAGAGCAAATGCTTGCTCTGTATTGATTTAATGTCTAAATTTGCACCTGTCTTCGGAGACTTTTAATCGTACCTTTATGGAATTGAAAGAAAACACGTCTTCCGTTGACAGTCAATTCTTCGAAATTGTAAATACAAATGCTCACAAAGAGCAAATTTCTACTATCGTAGATTCGAGACCAATGGTCTTGCGTAGCCCGGCTTAGGTCGGGCTTTTTTTATCTCCAATAATACACTGTATCCTGCAAGCAGTATTTATGTCGGCATCCTATCAAATATGCAGCGATATTGATGTCTCCGCATGCCGTATAGAAACACTCAAAAAAATCCTCGCAATGTGTAATATTGTCACAGTCGTCAATAACGACGGGCTCTTTACCGTTGTAGGTAATTTTGTCCTCTTCAACAACAACGTCATCGTCTTCCAGATATTCGAGGTTCTCATCCGTCTTAGGCCCGAACTCGTCAAGATATTTCGCGCTGCATTCTATATACTGATTTTCCTCCAGCTCCTTATAATAGAAGTGAGCGCCGGACGCTGTTACCATTGCTGTTCCGCACACCGCGTACTGCTTACCCGTTGACCTGCTGAACATGATGTCTGCCCATGCCTCCGGCTCGTTCTCGTCGTATTCCATGCCGAGGATTTCCGCTGCCTCACTTGCATACTCGCCACTGTCGCCAACGTCATTTAAGAAACCTGCCTGGCTTGAATAGAAACTATCGCTACCAAAATCAAAATTATTTACTCTAATCATAAAGTTGACTTAACCGTGTTGTCGAGGGCTAAAATTGATTTTTAAATTCTACAATAATCACGAAGATGTCCGCTCGGCGCTCCATACTGGAACTGTGTAACCTTTTCGCCACGATATTCTATTGGCCTATCGAGCTTAATAGTAGTGGCCGTCTTGCCGTCGCAGTCATATTGGTTGCAGCTGTAGCCGATGGTCATGGAAGGGAGCTGCCACACGCCCCAGTTGATGTCGTTGAGGTAACGCAGCAATGTGCGGATGTTCTCAACCGTTGTCTCCACCACGTCACCATTAAACACTGCGTTATATTCCTCTTCATGACGTTTGCGGTTGGCCATGGCGAGCTCCTGAGAGCGCTGCTTTGCCTGCTCATGGTGCAGAAGCAGCTGTTTGCGATCTTCGGCAAACTGCTCCTCTGTGACCTCCTTACACTTCGCGAGGATGGCATCAATGCCACCTTGTGAGACGATGAAAGAGCCAGCGTTTTCCAAAGGCTTCATGGTCGATGTCTTGGTGATGAGCAACGTGCCATCGGCGTTCTGCTCAACAAGAAAACTCTTCTTGCTTGTGAAATACATTTTCTTCATTTTAATTCCGCTTAACCGTGATGCGGTAGGGCTTAATTGGTTATATTACTCGTCTTCGGGGTCTTTAGGCAAGACGGAAGACCAGAAGGGGTCATCGTCTTCGGACTGTTGAGGCTCCATGAGAGCGTTGAGCTGCTCGTCGGGAAACTCTAAAAGGGTGAGGGCGCCGAGGAAGAGCTGGGCAAACTCTTCAAGAGAGTCGCCCTTCCTCTTCGCCTTCTCGATAAGCTCGAAGATCGTTGGGTTGAGCTGTTCGTGATAGCCCGTCGGCTCGATGGCCTCGGAGAAGCGACGGCTGAGGTCGGTGTACTTGGCCTCAAACTCGTCGAAGGACGTGATGACGCCACGTCTGATGTCGAGGAAGAGGTCTTGCGTCATGTCCTCGTACTGGGCGAGGATCTTTCTGTAAGCTTTGTGGTTTCTTTCCATATCCGTAAAAAATGTTTGTTATACATAAGCCACACGCTGCTACATGGCATGCGTGAGGCTGTCGGGTTGCGGCCGTTCAGGGATGACGGCATCGGTGTCGTCGGGGAGGTTGTCGAACGCCTGTGCTATGGCAGGGTCGTCGTAAGACGGCGACGGCGAGTGGAGCGCAAGCTGTTCGGCTTCGAGCTGTTCGGAGCCAGGCAGACGGAAGGCCTGGAAGGCTGCCGGGGAGAGCTGAAGGCGCGTGACGATGTAACGCTGCGTCATGGCTATGTCAGGGGCGTTGCCCGTGAAATGGCCCATCATGAGGGCTATCTGTTCAAGCGGCACGTTCTTCAGCGACAGGTTTGTGGCGAAAGAGCGCCGCCCGGTGTGGGTGGAGACAAACTGCCACTTGGGGCCTGTCTGCTCCCTGCCCGCCTGAAAGATCTTTACCTTTGTGTTGATGCCGCAAGCCTTGCAGAAGAAGCGCACGCCCTCATTGTAGGACGATACGGCAACGGACGAAGGCTCAGTGGGCGAAGACGGTGTGAGGTACTGGCGCAGCCACGGATGGACAGGCACCGTGACCTCGCGGCGCGTCTTCTGCGCGACATAGGTGATGGTGCGTCCGTCGGGCGAGATATTGTCGGGCGAGAGGCGTACACAGTCGGACAGTCGCGCTCCACACAAGCACTCAAGCATGAAAATGCGCTTGATGTGCCTTCTTTTTGCCGTACGCGGCAGATAAGAGTGGAGACGGTATATTTCCCCATCTGTAAGATAAACGGCCTGTGTGACCGTTTTCTTGGCTTTCAGGACCTTCGCGTAAGACATGGACGGGATGTCCTTAGAGTCGGCGTTGGCACTGATGATAGAATTTATCTCGGCACAGATTGTCTTTACCGAGTTGGGGGCATAGGCTTCGTCGAGCTCTGCCTTTAAGTCGCGGAGGTTGTCGTCGGTGATGTCGCTCCACATGGGGGCGCGTCCCAAGATGTCGCGAAAGATGTTGAGCACCTTTATGCGACCGGGGTATTTCCAGATATACGCGCCGTAGAACGTGTGTCGCCAACGGTAGCCGTCGTAAGTAGAGAAATAGCCCTGACGGATGGCGTTGGCATAAGTCTTCTGTTGCTCAGAAGAGAGCAACACCGTCCAACGGCGCGTTGGGATTGTCGGAAGATGTTTCATATCTAAAAGTTTTGGTTTAACATGGGGCGCGTGACGAGGACGCGCCATTTGAGGCAGGGGTGTGTCAGAAGAGCGTGACCTTGTAGACAGGTAAGCCGAAGCTCTTGCGCCGTCGGCCGACGGTGAAGCCCAGCATCTTGAGCAAGCCGACAGCATTGGCGGCGAACGGCTCGTCAACAATGATGTGAGGGCGGCTGATCTCGGTGTCCTGAAGGTTGCCAAAATAAGGACCGTCAGGCTCTTGCCGCAAGAGTTCGGGAGGGACGGCATAGCCGATGAAGACCTCGCCACACAAACGTTCGGCAGAGGTGACGAAGAGCGACGACGCGAAGCCCGAACGAGGGGCATCTTTAAAGTCGGCAAACCTAAGGACATAGATGAGCAGATAGTCTTCAACGCTATGGTCACGGAAGAACATTGCCACATCGGCCTGAAAAGCCGCTGTGTCGAAGACAGGAGCGACAAAACCCTTCTCTTTCAGAATGTCTTGCGCCCGGACGATTTTAGACATAATTCTTGTTTTTAAGGTTCTACTTAGGTTATTGCAAAGGTAGTAATATTTGCAATAACATTGTGTTTTGCCAAACCCATTAACACTTAATTAACACAAGGTGTTAAAGAAAAGACGTGTCTTGACAACATGTCGCGATGTCTGTAAAGGATTGATGTGAAGCCTTGACGACATCCAGGTGATACCGGCTTATGATGCCGGTGGAACCTGTTGATGTTTGGCAGAGGGTTCACTAAAGGGGATTGTCCTGACACGTCATGGGTTCGCGAAACCCACTCTCCTCTCACATAAGAAGCCGCATTGCTGTAAGGGTTTGATCTTGGTGATGACCGGACGACACGACAGTAGCCGCGGGGTACTGTCGTGTCGTATCAGGTCATCAGGCATGTTAACGAAGATATGCTTGAAGGGAGATGCGCTGCGGTGCGCGTGTGTGTGTGGTTTGGTTGCAGACACACCGTGGAGATGTGTCTTGTTTTAGGACGGGAGCCAAGCAGGACGGCACATGGCTGTAAAGGATTGATATTGCCTGTAAGATCAGGAAGGCTGCCCCGAGAGAACGGGGCCGCCTTCTTGGACACTTATAGGAAAATTAAACTGAGCTGCTTCGCTGTCCGTCTCCGTGTGCGCGGAGGATGAGGGGTCAGATGTTGTCTACGAGAGCGTCGTAAGCAGCCCTGCGTGTGAGCATGGCGGCCTGAGCGCAACCGATAGGCAGATAACCCTCGATGATTTGTTCAGTGGCCAATCTGTTGGCCCTGACATTCTTGCCTTTGCCCCTTGCGATGCAGCCGTCTTTCTGCGTCTTGTCGAAGCCAAGGCCACCAATCTTCTTCTTGCCCGTCTGAACGGCCCGAAGGCAGTCGAGGACGAACGTGTTGAGGATGGAGACATCTCTCTTCACGTTGATGATGGGCAAGACCTGTGTGGCCCATGAGTGGGAGCCGAAGCCTTTGTAGAGGTACTTGTTGACCGCGTTGACCGCACGTTGGAGCGTGGTCTCGCGCCAGTCGATAGTTCGGCGCTCTATCTCCTTCTGGAACGTCTTGATGCGCGAAGGAGAGAGCGAGATGTCATGGCCCTTGACGGCAAAGCCGAGGAACTTGAACCAATGGTTGGAATCGAGATACTCGACCTTTTTGGGGTTGAGCTTCATGGACATCTTGTCGAGCTCCTGCTGCAAGACGGTCATGGCCTGAGCATAATCGTCGCCGATGTAGAGCATGTCGTCAGAATAGCGTACATAATAGCCATTAAGACAGGACAGCTTCTCGTCGATGTGATAGAGCAGCACGTCGGCGAGCCATGCAGCCACGGCACAGCCCTGCTTAAGGGACTGATAGCTGTTGCAGATGTTGCCGTCGGGGTCGAAGAACGTGTCGCAATGGTAATAGCTGCGAAGAAGAGCGATGAGCGCGGACTCGCCGTGCATCTCTTCGATGCGGTCAAAGATTGCGTCGATGAAAGAGAGCGGGACAGAGTCGAAATATTTAGACAAGTCGGACTTGAAACCTATCGTCTTGCCTTCGGCAGCACACACCATGCGCGAAGCCTCCTGCACGACACGGCCGCAGCCAATGCCTTTCTGATAAGACTTGCATGAGCTGTGGACCATGTCGGGCGCGAGGTCGAACAAGAGGTCGTTGATGCCGCTCAGCAACACCCGGTCAACAGGCTCGTTGACATAGACGGTACGGTAGTCGCCGTTGTCCTTTGGTATCAGGGCAGCATGGGGCGGCATGATTTTGTATTGTCCGTCCCTTATGCGCTTATAGAGGAGAGCGCGAGCTTCTGGCGTTGTGAGCTGATAAAGTGTTGCTTTGTCGATGCCCTTGTCTACGCCCTTGTTGATGGCCTGTTGCCACCGTTGAGGCTCGAAGAGCATCTGGAGGATTTTGTCTTCTTTCATAATTCTTTTTGTTTTAATGGTTTTGAGAAGGTCTGCCGTTGGAGGCAGACCCTGTCAGGGAGCGTGTGGCCACGGGCGCGGGCCTTGCTTTAAAGGATTGATACGAAAGCTTCTGAAGAGAAGATCGGGGAATCAGGAAATCTTCCTGAAGACGCGATCTTGGTTCTTCTGAGCTTTGTTAAACAGAAGCCCGTCCACCACACGCCGTGCGGCTTGAAGAGGTGTTACTTTTGCTGTTTCTGCACCTGCCACTCATAGACCTTGCCCTCGATGGAGATGCCAGCGTCGGCGATGAGCTGCTTCATGACACCCATCATGCGCCAGCCCTCTTTCTCGTACTCGCGGGCTTTGTCCTCGACATGCCGCAAAGACGCCTTTTCGCCCATTGACGCGAAGCGTGCGCCATGGAACATGACGAGGTTGCGCATGGTGAAATAGGCACCCGCGCCCTTGTAGGCGTTGATGAACGCATCGGCCTGCTTGGTTCTCCATTTAAGATGCGGACGCTGCTTGTTGAAGCTGACGACGAGCTGATAAAGCTCCCTGTAAGACTTGGCTTGCTTGACGGCAAGAGAAGCCTTGACGACAGGCGTATAGAGTTTTCTGCCGATGTCGTTGAGGAAGACGCTCTTGCCAGCAATCTTGACGTAAGGCATGCCCTTGCAGGTGTGCTTATAAACCATCTCGCCACGCTTGTTGCGGCGGTGGGAGAGCTTGTCGACATGAGAACGCAGCTTAAAGAGATAGTCGTCTATCATGGCTGAGACCACGTCTTGGTTGAACCACAGGATGCGCTGCGAGAAGCAAGCGGCGTCGTTGTTCTCCTGCATCTTCGCGATGGCATGGAGCTCGTTTTCAAGCATGCGCCACTGATATTCGTAGCCGTTATGCTGAACGAGAGCGTTGAAACTTTCGCCCGACCTCTCCATTCGGCGAAGCAAGCGGAACATCTGCGCCATGACGAAACGGCGGAAGAGCGGGTGGACGTTGACGTAGCCCCCAGAAGCTATGCTCTGATAGATGGGGTCGTCGTCGAGGACCTGGACAGGTACGCCGTCGACAACCTTGACCACCATGTCGCTTCCCATCGGGAAGAAGCACGATGTGTCGATGCCTGCTGCCTTGAGCGCAGCGATGCGGTCAACAGCCGTCTTCGGCTTGGAAGCGTTGGACGGCTTGGGTGCTGTCAGTTCGTTGATTGTAAACTCGCCTGAGATGATGACGTTTCTTTTCATAATTCTATTGTTTTTTTGTTAATAATGATGGTTAAAAGAGGGAGCAAGGGATGGCGTTGCTCCCGTTTTTCAGGCTGTCTGGCGAGTTTTGGGCTCTACCCACGCACGAAGGATGATGAACTCTTTCTCGTAGGGCGACTGATAGAACCAACTGCCCCACTGTTCGTGCCAACATAGCTGGCCGCTGCGAAGCATGAGCAGGATGAACAGTTCGAGACGGCAGCGTGCGGTCTCGCGTGCAGCTCCGTAGATCATGTCCTCGTCAGAAAGCTCGTCTTCAGGCAGCGCCTTGAAATAGCGTCGGCGGTGAGACTCGGACCTCTCCGAGGGGACAGAATGGCGATATTGCCAATAGAGATCTTCGATGCAGCGGAACATGACCGCTTCATCGACACGGAAGACATCAACCTCGTCGAGGTTGACAAGGCGGCCATCGAGACGGAGCGTGCGTTTTTCGAGATTGACCATGAAACGTGCGCCATCGTCTACCTTGGCACAGATGGCGTCGATAAACTCTGTGTGTTGCATAATTCTTATTTGTTGGTGAATAAGAAACCGCCACACACAGAAGCGTGAGACGGCCTGTTTAAAGGCTTGCATGTGAAAGACCTGGCGCAATTGCTATAAACGGTTGATGTTACCAGTTGTAACGCCGCACTGTGCGGCGTGCTTAAGAACTGGTCGCTAAAGGCTGTCTTTCCGACACACAGAATTTCAGGCTGCGCTGCCTTCTCGGGATTTACGCATAGAGGGCGTAATTCTCTACCATTTTCTTGTACTTTTTGGGAAGCTTGTCCCAACAGCTGTAGACATGTACAACTTGGCAAGAAGACCACTCGTTGAGCGCAAGCTCGTAAGTGTAAAAACACTTCTTCTTGTTCGTGTCGTCAAACAGAAGCCACTCGCCAGAAGCGAGACAGCCGTCGTTAAGACAGATGACCTGACCACCTTCCTCTTCGTAGCGGCGGATGAGGTCGTCGACATAGTGGTAGTCGCATTTGAACTTTCTCATAATTTCATAATATTGGTTAAACAAGAAGGGGAGGCATTACACCTCCCCCTTTTCAGGATTTTCATGCGGCAGAGCTTGGCCGCAAGTCATGTTCACGGATCACCTCTTCGATGAGCTCGTCAGGGTCACAGTAGTAGCCCCAACAAGAGTCTACGTCAACCCAATCGAAGCCCTCCTCTCTGTCGCGCTTCCCGTCAGGATAGACCTTTTCGTAAAAGTCTTTTTTCTCCAGCTTGAAGCCGAAGATGTCGCCCCACATCCATCTTCCGATGTCCTCTGCCTCTGCCTCCATGATAGGCTCGACTCGGGCTTTCCAATTTTTGGTGTTTTTGTCGCACGTCTCGGCAAACCGCTCCTCTGTGCAAAAGGCGTAGCCGTGGACATAATCGCCTTGACAGTAGCCCGTGGAAGACCACTCGGTAAAGGCAAGGTCCTTGGCGAGGTCGTAGAGGATTTGCGCAAGCTGCTCCTCGCTCATGTACTCCGTGAGCTCATAGACGACGTAGTTGTTGTCCTTCAATTCTCGCGGAGAGAACTCTAAGCTCCACAGATACTCGTTGCGGTCATCAACCGCGACTTCCTCCCACATGCCGAGACCACGGTTGTATTCGAACGTGACAGAGCCCAGCTTTCCTCTCTTTAGATAGTTGAGGAGTTTTCTTTGCGAGACATGTTTGGCGATAAGCTCTCTGAGAGCTTCACACACGGTATGGTTGCCATCGTCGTGCTTTCCGAACAGCTCCCGCCAATTGCAGGCAGGGCTCAGTTGGTCGCAATCGCGGCCGTAGCCGCCCCAGATGAACAGCCCTGCCATACACCATTCGGTGCATGGACAATCGTTGTCTGAGTCATAATAGATGCTGATTCTGTAGTCTCCTACAAGTTTCGTTTCAACTGCTTCGTTCATAATTCTAATTTATTGGTTAAACTGTGCCTCCCGTGCAAAGGAGGCTTTTGAGGCAAAAGGTTACTCTTCGATAAGGTAGGTGAAGAGCACCTTGCAGACATGTCTGTTGTTGTGAAAGCTGATGTTTGTCATCATTTTTTCGGAATTTGTCATCATTTTTTCATAATTTGACGACAAATTTTTGTTGACACCGTCTCGGATGATGCCGAGCCATTCTTCTATTCGCTCCATGTCGAGCTCATTGATTGGGCGTTCGAGGAAGCGGATGGTTACGGCGTTAGAACCCTCGGTGTACTTGGCGGTGGCGACGCCGCCGTTGAGAAAGCCAACGAGCGTGTTGCGCTCGCCCTCGCAATAGATGTCATTATCGAAAAGACAATCGAACAGAACATCGCTGCACAGGTCTTTCTCGTTGATTGGGCACGGGATAAGATTTGACATAATTCTTGTTTTTTTTGGTTAATGGAAGGGAGATTGCTCTCCCCATTTTTTTGTTAGACTATTTCCGATTTGACATAATTGGATGCCGTCTCGAAGATCTCGGCAAATCCGCTCTTGCTAAACGGGAAATACATACAAGCAGCATCTATGAACTCGTCGAGGGTGAGCTGCGGGGCGTCTTTCAACCAATTGCAGCAATAGTCAAGACATTCGTCATAGAAATCACAGTAATCGTAACGGTCCCACTCGCCACGGCTCCACTCGCTACTGTTGCCGTTATATCCGTAATCGTCCTCTTTGTGAGGATAAACGGACGTGCAATGCTCTATGAGGTGGCAGACGAAAGCGTGACATTTCTTCACGTCTTCAATTACGGTAAACTCTTGGTCCGTGTGGGGCTCGTAATAGCCGCACGACATGTTGATGCACGACGCTGTGACACCATTGCCACGCAACGCCTCGACATCGGTCATGAGACCTGTGCTGACGGCATAGCCGTAAGTCTCACAATCGGCAGCCTTGACAAACTCTTCAGAACAGATATTTCCAAAGGATATGCTCGTCACCATGTCGCTGTTGCCGCGACGGTCGATCTGAGCACAGAAACGGCAGTCGGCAAAGAACTCGATGTCGGCAGCGTGTGAACCCACACAACCTATCTCCTCGCCTACGAAGAACGCACATTTGAGGACATCATAACGCTCAAGACATTGCAGGGCGATAAAGATGCCGTTCTTGTCGTCGGCACCGAGACCACACTGCTTGTGCAGCTTGGGCGAATAGCCAAAGATGACACCCTGGCCCTCGATGCACACAAAATCGGAGGGGTGCAGATGCTGCACCTGATCCATGTGAGCACACAGACAAGGATAGCTCTCGGCCTCGCCTTTGGTGACGAAGATGTTACCATGCGCGTCTTGTGTGACGACGGCTGCGGGTATGTTTTTCTTGATGTGACGCTTGATGAAACGTCGCATCTTTTTCTCTCCATTGCTTGGAGAGAAAACACAGTAAAGGGCCTTGAGAAGGTCTAAATTTAATTCTTTCATAATTCTATTTTTTAATGGTTAATAGAAGGCAGGAGGAAAAATCCTCCCGCCTTAATTTTTAGACTACAACAAGCAGAGCATGCTCTCGTCTGAACTTCGCTTCATCCTCTTCCATGCACTTCTCGGAACAATAACACTCTCCCGTGATCTCAGAATAGAAATCCTCGGTGTCGCCCGGGAAATATTCTCCACACACAGGGCACAGAGAATCTTTCTCGGCGTCGAGCCATGAGTTGGCAGCGTCGCTCCATACGGCACGTTTCTCGGGGATGTACTCCTCGTGATAGTCAGAATACTCACAGTCCTCTTTGAGCTGCCAATTGCCGTCGATGTCCAGGATACAATCGTCAACGAGACGAGAATCTCCGACGCTATCGACATAGCAGCAATCGTCGTCATACAGATAAGCATTCTCGTGGTTTGACCAATACCAATCGTCGCTCATCGAAGCACGACCGTCGTTGATAACGATTCTCTCGCCTCTGTATATGGCGTCTGATTGCTGATTATTCCACATCCAATCCTCGTAGTAGTAGTCATAGACACTCTCCTCTTCTGGAATGTACTCTCCGTAATAGTCCGACCAATTACCGCCGCCGCCAAACTGACTGTCTGTCGTGTTTAGCTCGTCGGAATAGGACTTAGACGAGTCGTTGTACGAGATTTGTTCGTCGTGGTTATAGTAGATGAACGAATCTTGATAGCTCAGCGTGTTGCCAGCTTCAAGACAACACGCAATGTGCAGCACAAGGTCACGCATAGAAGAACCGTCGTTGCGGACAAAGTTCTTGTTATCGTGACAATCGACGCCCACACGCTTGTAGCCGTCAATCTCGCCTGCCTTGATAAGCTTGTCAACGAGAATCTGCTTGAGGACATTGTCTTGCCCCTTTGAATATTGACGCTCTGCAAGACGATAATGGTTGCCGTTTTCGTCTATCACATCGGTGTAGACGATGCAACGAGCAACAATCCATCCGTATTCGTCTGTGATATAAGCCGCCTTGGCCTCTATCGCGTCGCGATAGAAGGTGTGCTGATCCTTATCTGTCATGCAGCTTCCAAAGTCACCATAACAGCGGCCGCTGTCATAAATATCTTCGAAATTATCATCGACATGCAGCGTGTACCTGTCGGTGCAGCGCTGCTCGGCAAAGACCTGCCACTCACGGGCAAACTCCTCGCCTATCCAGCGTTTAAGCTGCTCAGGCATGTAGTCGCGCGTGATGCGGCATTCCTCTATGCACCTTGTGATGAACTTTCCGGCCTTCATTTTGAAGACCTTCTCGCGTTCTACGTTCTCATAGCGCACGGCCTTGGAATCTCCATCGGCACAAATGCCTTTGAAGCCGTCAAGACGCATGCTTGAACTATAGAACGTGAACGAAAGATCTCCGAAATCTATGCAGTAATAAGGGGACGCCATGCCGCAAACATCGTTATACACGATACGGTTCATCATCTTCTTGGCGAAATACTTGAGATCGTCCATGCTTGTAGCACGGAGATAGTCACAGTTCTTGTAAAGATGACTTCGATGTGTTCTGTCGCAACTGTCCTTGAACGAAAGCCACCAATGAAGCAGCTTTCTGTCCTTCAGGCAAGCCAGAAGGATTTTGTTCTTGCGCGACTTTACACCGTTGCCATGCTCCACAACACCGAAGAGAACTTTGAACTCCTCATAATTTTTGAAACTCTTAATGTAAATCATAATTCTAAAATTTTGGTTAATAGAGTCCGCACCAATATGTGCGGACCTTTTTAAGGTTGGCTAACCGAACATGAGCAGTCGTTAGAAACGGCTCATATCCACCCCGTAGATTTTTGCAAGGCTCAGAATGCCTTTGGCGATGCGCTCAAACCATGAATGCACAAACAGATAGGGTCCTGCGTCAATTCTGCAATAACCCCACTCCGTGCCAATTTGGGCGATGTCGTAATCTGTAAACGCTACATTTACGGTGGAACACAGACCGCTTATCCACTCCGTCAGCAAATCGAGAACGGACATTCCGCGTCTGTCGTTTTCAAACTTCTCTACATAGAAAGTATCAAGCGCAAACTCGATTCTTTCTTTGTCCGACATAGACTCCACATCTACCTCATCGGAAGAGATGGAGTCAAGAATGTAGGCGTACATTTTGCCGCGCACTTCGTAATTCCGTGGATTCTTTTTCATAATTCTAAAATTTGTTGGTTAATAGAAATCCCCATCCTTGCGGGTGGGGATTAATTTAGGCTCAGCAATGAGTTATGCTGATAATTCCTTTAAGCGCCTCACGAAGAAGGCACTCGGCGCGAGGGTCTATATAATCTGTCATGCGACAGTTGTGCAGCTTACGCGCTGCAATCTTTAGTCGCTTCACCTCGTATGAAAGTGAAGCCTCAAACTCTTGGTTACATCTTTTGTCTCTTAGCATAATTCTCGTACTATTTGGTGAATAGAAGGCAGCATGGCAATTCATGCTGCCCGTTTTTAGGTCATGCGACACGTCCGAGGTTTTCAATCCCTGCATTTTCTGCAAGGATATAGGCAGGACGTGCCGACGGATCCGTCATCGTAGGGTCGATGTAGATAAACATCTCCTCTTTCTCCACGATGTCAAGATCCATGTCTCTCACCTCCTCTTCTGTGAAGAAAAGGCCGTTGTATTCTATCCTCTCAAGATAAGCGAGGACATACTCAAGCGCCTCCTCCTCATGGAAGGCGTAGACATTGAATGAAGATGTGGTATAGCCACAGCCACACCACAACGACACCTTGAAAAGGTAGGTGCCGCATTCTTTGTTGTTAATTGTCATAATCCTTTTGCTTTGGTGAATAGAGCCACTCGTCTTTGAGTGGCGGTTTAGGGTTTAGTGTCGCTCCAGACAAAGGAGAATCACAATGGAGAGGTTGGTTTCTAAGACCTTGAACTCCACCTCTCCCCGCATCAAATATCTCATAAGATGCGGATGTTCCTCGCAGTCATAGTCGCAAGCGTAGGCTGTGAGGTATTTCCCCGGCTGCAAGATAACCTCTCCTGTAGCAGGATTGTCGCTAACAAACAAGTCGGCAGCTGTCATCTCTTCCTTAATTGTCACGATGTCGTAGTTACGAGAATCGCCATCTGACAGCAGCATCTCCATGACGGAGATAAGCTGCTGTTTCGTTAATTCCTTCATATTTCAAAAAAATTGGTTAATAGAGCTGCTCTTGTTCCTGAGCAGCATTTTTGGCTTTAATCAATATAAACCTTGCGCGAACCTTTCAGTTCCGCAAAATGACATATATTGTCGTACTTGTAAACCTCAAATTTCTTTGAGAATTTGTTGTACGAATCACGCACCCACACGGGCGCATCCTCTGAATCTGTTAGGCGAAGATGCGCACCTCGCTTAACTTTTCTTACTTCAATCTTTTTCATATTATCTTTTTTGGTTAATAGAAGGCGTGCGTAATGAACACGCCATGTTTAACTGCTAAAAGAAGCGTGGGCGCGAGAAATGACGCTCTATCTCTCGCGCCACCCTATCGGCATGAGCAGCACGTTTGGAATATTCTCCATCACTCTTACTCTCCTTTGCAATAAATGCCTTGTGACTCGCCACGAGAGCAGCGAGAAACATCTTGTCTGCTTTTGTCATAATTCTTGATTTTGGTTAATAGAACCACCCCAAAGAAAGAGGTGGCTTTTTAGGGTTTGTTACTCCATCCACACGCCGCCATGGAACGATAAATTATGCCCGTTCCACTCGCCGTGCCAATGTCCACCGCTCAACTCTGTAACTTCTACGGAAGCAAACAGTGTTGAGCCATCCTGCAAGATTATCATCTCTTTTTCCATACTCAAAAATGTTGGTTAGTAGAACCACCCCACAAAGAGGTGGCGTTTCGATTTCCGCTTTCAGTCCTTTCTTTGTTTCAAGGCGGGAAACGGCTCAAAGGGAACTTCTAACCGCAAATCTGTAAGACCACCTCAGGTTAATGAGACCTTTGTTCCGTGCCACGGCTTGAACGTGGTGTGCGCCTCGGACGCTCACGGAAATAACGTACTGCTCAACATTCGGAATTGCATCCGAATATTTCTTTTTCCAAGCGCAGATTTGCAGCGTAGAAGGCTGCAAAAAATCTGCGACCAATTCTCGTACTGCTCAAGAGATAGAACAGCACAACAAGATAAGCCACGCCAATGACGCAGCTAATTAACGTACTGCTCAAGATGAGCAATATAGGAATGAAAAACAAATTTCCAAGCACAATTATCGTACTTGTTTTTAAAAACTCTTTCATAATTCTCGTACTATTTTTGGTTAATAGAAGGCAGCACATTATCGTACTGCCCTTTTTGCCTCACAGAGCATACAGCTCACTTTCGGAAGCATCCAAAAGTGAACCACCCGCGAGAATGGAAAATACACAAGGAACAAAACCCTTTATGTTCTCCATCTTCTTTACTCTCTCCTGTGCTTTAGCCCTTATAGACAACAGACCCAATCTGCCGTCAATAGGCATGAAAGAATCCATGCCTATCATTTCCACAAGGTTGGATTTAAGATCCTTGTGGTAAAATTTTATCCATTTCATAATTCTCGTACTTAGTTAATAGAAAGAAGGTGTGTCAAAACACCCTCTTGATTTAGACGCGCTCTCAAAACATGAAAAGCGCGGTTGTTCTTTTCGTTATGGCATATAGACGGCCGCTTTCGCCTTGCAACAGCTTGCCGTTACAGCCGTAGAGGCCGTTGGATTGCCCGATTTGGGTATATGATTCTGGCACATCACTGCGCGTATTACAGAATGTGATGTCCTTCGCGGCTCCTGTTCTCACAAGCCGCTTCAACTCCTTTAATGTGTATCTTTCCATTTCTAATTTGTTGGTTTGTAATTGCAGAGCGGAGATCTCTCCCCGCCCCGTTTGCCTGGGATGTGCATCGTGGCACCGCGCTTTATCTTTATCGTCTTAACTACGCGGCTCACACCCCACCATTTCACAGCATGGCTGCTGCATGTTTTTCTGCTGCAAACTCAAACGTTACACGGCTAACATGAAACCGCTTTCAGAAGAGAATCGCTTGTCGGATATACCTCACGGGGGATATTCTCTTGTTACCCCCGGTGTTATGCGCGAGGAACCACCTCGCACGGCCACAACGCCGTTAGAATATGAATTATGATAACACCTATTTTTCTACTACTCCCACCGCTGTGGGTAGCTCGGTTCGTTACGGCGCATTGGATTGCTTAACCTCACTCGTTCCCTTCTTGCGTCCTGCTCGCTCTTGTCCTCTCCTTTGCCCTCAGTCGTGGCGAAACTGCAATACCTGATCGCGCTCGTTTCGCTCGTGTGCCTGTGCCACTCGTTCCAGATAGAACTACATGACTCAGAGAAGATAGTTAGCGGCATTCGTGCCGACCGCGTTACGAATGTAACCGACATTCAGGGCATCTCGATGGGATGTTGTGCCCCACCCTCGCACATGCGAGGTTTGCTGACGCCCTAAAAATAAGCGATACAATAAAGGCGTGCTACTTTGCAGTAACGCGCCTAAATTATATGTTCCTTTGTCGGACTTGAACCGACAACGAGGCCTTGAACCTCTAAGGATAGGAAAACCCTATAAATAACAAAAGGTAGCCAGATTTATCTGGCTACCTTTTGGGGGAGACTTTAACGCGTCTCCCAAACGTTCCAACGGCTTAAGGCTTATTTACCCTTTGCAACCTTTGCGCGTGCTTCTTCACGAGTCATAAAGCCAACAGCAACCATTTGCAACAGTAGTTTAATTTCTGAAATGGTCAACGGCGTTTTCTTTGTAACCGTTACACGTTTCTCGCTTACATCCTTATAAACAGAAGAAACGAACGACGCCAAACGCGCGGGCGTGTCAAGGTATTGGCCGTGTGTGGCTACTTTGTCCGCGAACGCCTTAGAGTTTAAAAACTCTTCTGCCTTCATTGCGTCAACATTGTATCGATAGCCAAACGCGCGGACCGCCTTTGTAGCGGTCAACAACACGGCGTTATTATAGGCGGTGTTTGCCTTCACGGCTTTCATCTCGAAGTCTTCAACCGCTTTGCACGCGGCGGCTTTGGCGTCTACTAACGCTTTGTAGTCCTTGTTTGCCTTAAAGGCTTCGTCTGTTAGCGTGTCGTTCTTTCTGTCTGAAACAACACTAACCATAATCTCTAACTCTTTCGCAACGGCTAACGCCATTTCATTTACAGATTTTGCCATAACTTAAAATCTTAAACATTAACCCTTATTACCTAAAACTCACTACCCACAAAGGGCATGTAAAGCAGCGAGCGAAAAGAGAACCTTTCCCCTTTTCTACATTGCAAAGATAGCCAAAAAACCACATAAAAGCAAGCAAATTAACACGTTTAACCTAATTATAACTTGCTGTAAATCAAGCAATTAAAAAGATTTTATAAGTATTTTAGACCAATTATTGGTCAATTTTCTGTTAACAGATGTTTAAATAAATACGTTTAATCTTTATTTTAACACCTTTTAGTTATTCGTGAAACATTAAAGCAAAATTGTGTTTGTATCAATATATTGGTGTAATGTGGTGATATTTAAGTGGTTACAAAAGTTAATAATATTTGGTTTGGCGTGAAATATTTTTTGAAGAAGAAGGGGCGTTTGCAAATATTATGTTAAATAATATTGGGTTTTTGAGTATTTTACAGGGGGTGACCCCCTTTGGGAGGGGCGCGAGGGCGCGTAGTGACCTCACAAAAAATTTTTTCTTCTTTTTTGGGGGTGTTTTTGTGTTTTGTATATTGGTTTGTTAACGTGTGTGAAAACTTGTAAAGTATTCCAAAAATATACGTCTTTATGTATATTTATGCAGTTTGTGGTTGTATTAACTATTGTTTGCGTTTGTTTACATATTTATTCTATTGACATTGTTTTGAGGGTTATCGCCTTTTTTGAAGGCCGAAGCTTCATTTAATGTAGCAAAAAGAGCAGTAAGTTTATTGGTTTTATGGGGGTTTATGCAGCATTGAAGGATAATAATGAGTATCTTTATCGTGCAGATGCGAGATTGTGTTTGGGTGAGCTTAGGGTTCATACATTCATGATTGTAGCGTACATCGGCGTTTGCGGTGTGTAGATGCTCCATGTTGCTGACGGATTTGGGAGTATGGAGGGCCGCAAGTGAGAATTAACGGAAAAAAATGGAGTATGAAGAAGATCATGTTTAACGACAAGTACGGTCTCACGCAGGCTGTCCTCAAAGGCAGAAAGACCCAGACAAGACGTATTCTGAATCCTGCAATGCTTTTCGAGCGTTTGGGCACATACGAAGGTTGGGCAAAAGAATCTATTGCTGATTGGAAGGAATCTTGTAAAGCCCGACTTTACAAAGCAGAGGGTGAAGAACTGCAAAAAATGCTTGATTACGCCTTGGAGCATTCACCATACAAGGTTGGAGAAACCATAGCCATTGCCCAGAGATACGAAGATATGGCAAAGGACGATGATTTTTTCCGTTTTTGTAGCAAAAATGGAATACTTTTGGGGGACATCATATACGAGAAAGGGTGCTTCAACAAGATGTTTGTCCGTGCAGACTTTATGCCTCATCATATTCGCATCACCAACATCCGCGTAGAACATCTGCAAGAGATCAGCAATGGAGGCTGCCTGAAAGAAGGCATTTGGCGTGACGACAACGTAGGACATGAAGGTCCGACGTATTGGTATCACGGTCTTGCCAACTCTTCGTTTCACACTCCGCAGGAGGCCTACGCTTCCCTTATCGACCGTATCTCCGGCAAGGGTACATGGAAGAGCAACCCTTATGTATATGTTTATGATTTTGAACTAATAGATTAGCTTATGTATATCATGAATAGCCGAGAGGAATTAGGAAGTAGCAAAAGAAAATAACTCAACAGTAATTTATGAAGCGACGCATACTGAAGAAATTCGTTAAAGCCTACCGCCCTTACGGTCTCAGTCGCGAGGGTGTTCTTCTCGGCATGAAGGAGGAAGGAAATTGCAAGCATTGGCACCGCGGCTCTCTCGTTAGATGGTGGACACATCATAGGTATAAACAACGGAAGTTCTTAAGAACACACCCCGGCTTTGAGTTTCTAATTTGAATCAAAACAAAAATGTTGAGGACATAATTATAAAGATATTATGAAACAGATGTATTTCAATGATAAGATGGGTTTTACGCGGTCGGTTATAGACGGTCGTGTCACACAGACACGTCTGGTTGTGAGCTTCCGCGAAGCCACGGACATGGGTGGGAAGATAACTCTTGGTCTGGACCGGAAGGGCCGTTGTGCTCTTCTGTTGGACGGTGATTTTTTCCGTCACACGGAACATAACATCGGTGATATTGTTGCTGTTGCCCAGTCATTTCAGAGCCGTTATGAGGAGGTGTTGGAGAGGGTGAAGGATGACGAGCTGTGGGAAGCTCTCCATGAGTTTGTCCCTCTCATCTCTGCTAACACGGCAGATTCCAAGAATGCCTACCATCATATCTGCATCCGCAATATCCGTGTGGAGCGTATGCAGGACATCCGCAAGAAGGACTGTCTGGCTGTAGGCATCCGTGCGGTATATAGTGGTAACGGCATGAAGGATTATGTGTATCAGCAGGACGGTAGTGTGTTTCTTTCTTCCGATTGTTACGGTACTGCGCGTGAGGCTTACAAGGCTTATGTTGATAGGGTTTATGGTCAGAACATGTGGAAGTTGAACCCCTATGTTGTGGTTTACGATTTTGAACTTATTGACTAACAAAAAAGGATTTATAGAAATGAGGGCGATTAGATTTAAGGGCAAGAGGCCCGAGAACGGGGAATGGGTGTATGGCTCTTTCTATGAGGATGGTGACGTTGCTTACATGTTCGGACACTGTCTGGACGAAAGTCTGGCAAAGAACATTGCTTTCAGCGTTGACCGCGAGACTGTTTGCCAGTTTACGGGTTTCAGGGACAAGAACTACAAGAACGTTTACGAGGGTGACGTGCTGCGTTTGGACATGCCTGAGTTTAGCAGCAGGCTTTCGTATTGCGGTTCTGTTACTGTGCGTGATAACTTTTACGGTGTTGTCCGCTGGTTTGCTGATGGTGGTTGCTTCTGTATTGTCAGGTGCCCAAACCTGGCAGTTGGAGAGTGCTACGACCATAACAAGGTGTGTTTTGCCCTTTGTGATGAGCGGCTGCAAGTGTCTGAGGTTGTCGGCAATATTCATGAACCCGAGTGGAAGCAATATGGCGAGTATTTTCAAGAGATAGAAGAAAGGAGGTAAGAAATGATTAAACCCGAAGATCTGAGAATAGGCGACCTGGTGAGGGGAAGGGTAAGTTGCGATTACATATTTCCGAAAGGCACAATGTTCGCTGTTTCCGAAATAAATCCCCTAAGTGACCTTCTTGATAAAAAAGGAGTTGTCGGTCTAAGAGCAATCAACAATAATGACGATAGACTCTGGGAAACTTGTTCCCGCAATGTCGAAGGCATACCCGTCACGCCCGAGATACTTAACAAGAACGGTTTTAAAGAAGTAACTGTTGGCAAATACTACACGAGGTCTATTGACAACAAAAAGACGTGGGGCTTAGCCAGATATTTGGCAGTAGTACGGGAAGGAGGCAATTGGGTCGTTTTTATAAAACATGACGGCTTATGCGACCAAGCTCTCTTACGAGAAATTCGACACGTCCATGAGCTCCAACATATCCTTTGGGTGTTGGGGTTAGATGCAGAACTAAAAATATAAACAAGATATGAAAGCACGATTAGCAAAGAAGATTGCACACATGCCTGTTAACAGGCTGTCTCCCCGTTGGTTAGACCGTTTTATCCGTGGCGACGAGAGGATTTACGAGGCGGTCAGGAAATGGAGAAAAAAAGAGCGGGAAGAAAACTTGAAAGGCAGGAAACAAGAATGTGAATATAAAAACGTAAAGATATGAAATTTGGAGTTATAGATTTTATTTGGGCATCGTTGCAGGTTGCCTTTATAGTGTTGAAGCTGTGCGGCGTGATAGACTGGTCATGGTGGCTTGTGCTTGTTCCTGTGCTGTTTGTCTTACTGTTTTCAATACTTTGTTTTGTAACGGTATTGTGTATAAAATTTTATGTAGAACGCCGTGACCGCAGGATGAAAGAAGAGATGTATGGTACTGCCAACCCTCTTAAGATCCGCATGGTGAAGATGCAGCGCCAGAGGGAGGAGCTTGAGCGTCAGAGGGAGGAACGCAAGCGCAAGGAGCTTTCTTGACACCAAGGTTTTCGCACACAGCGCATCAAGCAGGAGTTGGCGCGGCCTACGCTATTTTAAAACATAAATTTTGAGATATGAAGAAATATTTGTTAGTCACATTAATCGCTGTGGCGTCACTATTGACATTGAGTTGCAGCAGGAATCAGAGATTTCAAGAAGGTGATCGCGAATTGTACGATACTATCACGGTGTACTCTGTCGATAAAATTGTAGAAACGTCGGGCAACAAAGACAGGATTGAGACAGAGACTTATTATCTTGTCGCCACAGACAAGGGGGCGTATCGTATAGATTTGTATGGGATATGGGGCAACCCTCAACTTATTGGAGTTGTTAAACAGAACAAAACATATATCGTTAAAACGGGATGGTTTGATGCTCCAATTTTAAAGGAATACAAACGTATAACTAAGCTAATTCGCGAATTATGAAGAAGAAAGGATATTACGAATATACACCGCAGATTTACCCAAGGAGACTTTGGGTGATGTACAATACATCTGAAGAAGAAATAGACAAATGCTTTACCGACATGAAGGGCAAACCTCTTGTTCACGACGACGAGCCTATGAGCGAAGGAAGCTACGGAGGTCTGGTTTATGACGAATGTGTGAGTAGAACAGGTGGATATTTCGGTAATCTTGTTGTCTTTCCAAAGAAGAAAGATATGACTATGAAAAATATCTGCCATGAGGCGTTTCACGTTCTATCGTCTATCAGCGATGCGTGCGATTTGGAAAGGATATGTAATGGCAGGAATGAGCACCTGGCATACCTTATGGGTTGGATATGCGATTGCATCAACAAGGCTCGTTTGGGTATTGGAGATTTTATTGAAATTTAAGATAAGGAGGGATAGCTTATGATTAAGAAAGAAGATATTAAGGTTGGGCTGAAGTTTTTTCTCCCGTGTGAGCGTATTGAACGTCATGAAGATATGTTTCTTTATTTTGTCAATACAAGGGAGAACTGCTATTTGGGACTGAGTGAACCAACAAAGGCTTTTTGTGTAAAATCCGTAGAGGACAACTGTGTCTGTTGTGATGTTGATTGCAGGACTAACGTGTATGTTACGTTGGATATTTTGCAAGAGAAAGGTAGCATGACTGTAAAAAAAGTGATGGAAAAATGGGAAAGCAGTGCGACTGCAAAAGTTTACTTTTCGCATATTATTCCGAAAGACTTTGTTGACAATTTCTGTGGAATGTCGGCAAAAAGATTTGCTGATTTGATAAATAAGGAGAGGGAGGCCCTTCGTAATCCGTGTAAGGCATACAAAGCTATCACAGACGAGATGTTTGATACCTTCAAGGCGAAGAACCAGGACTACGGCAATAGCTTTGCGAAGTTGTTCAAGGAGTGTGGCATGACATACGCCTACGGGCACTTGGCAGAGAAACTGGAGCGCGTGAAGTCGCTTATGAAGGACGAGGCGAAGGTAAAAGGTGAGGGAATGAAAGACTCTCTGCTTGACCTTGCGAACTATGCGATACTTACAATCATGGAACTTGACGCCGGGGCGAGACAACTGTGAAATGGTTTAACTGACGCGAGAGATTGATTATGGATAGCTTATAGACAGATATTAATGTTAAATTATTATAAAATAAGGAGAAAAGAAAATGGAGTTTGGCAAGAAGATATGTGTGGGTAACTTTGTGTTGCTGAAGAAGGCCCGCGCTTTGAGCAAGAAAGAGATGAAGGCGTTGCGTGACCTGGCGAAGATTCCCGAGGACAAGCGCAAGATATTGTCGCGCGGCACCGTTCCGTATATCCGTGTCAGCGATGTGGGCGGCGGCTGGAGCTTGGAGGTGAGCTTGGAGCACACCATGTTTGATGCCCTTGACGCCCTGACCGTTGTCTGTGGCGATGACGGCCGCTGGACCGTTCCCGGCATAGAAGGCAAGAACGCGGAGGCTGTGCTGACAGGTATGTTTGTAGACACGACCATTGTCGGGGATATGGAATATCAGAAGGAGAAGGTCCGTGTGATGAGCGCTTACCTTGAGAGGGCGACCAAGGAGCGGTTGGAGCGCGAGAAGGCCGAGAGAGCAGAAAAGGAGCCTGATAAGATTAAAGAGGAGGTCGAGAAGGCCAAAAAGGAGGCTGCTGAGGCTTCAAAGGAGGCTGCTGAGGCCCCGACTATACATCTGGGACAGAGAAAGCAGCAGAAGGAAGCTTCAGAGGCATTGAAGGAGGCTGCTGAGGGCGACAAAGGCGAGAACGGTGCCGAGGGTTGATAATGGCGGATGCGGCTCATGGGGTGGAGAGTTATTGTTGAACTGTTATAGTTGAATTGTTGTTGTAATGAAAGATTTGTCAGAAAGAATGAAAGAAGAGGCCGTTTCGTTGGGTCTGTGCAAGCAGTGGACCTCGGAATGGTCGGATGGCAGCAGCCGTGACGAGCTTGTGGACAAGTTTGTCCGCGGTCTGGATTTCTGCATAGAGCACGACTGGCCGAGCGTTGACGTGATGAAGCGCGACTTTGGCGACGTGATACACCGTCATGGCGTGTATGCCGATGAGCGCGTGGACCTTGACGAAGCCTCAACCGTGGTGTTGAACGGCTGCTGTGTAGCCGATTTGCGTTATTCGGGCAATAGTGTGGGCGATGTCTATGTGCGCCATGACAGCAGAGCCTGCATAGTGGTCCACGGCCTGTCCCGTGTTCATGTGACCGTCTATGACAGGGGCGTTGTGTCCGTGTGCTGTGACGAGGACGCCCAGTGTTTTATCTATCTTCACGGTGGCGAGGTGCTGTCCCTGGACGGGGAGGGCAAGATCGTTGTGCGTGACAAGCGAGCAGAGAAAGGAGGTGAGCGATGAAGCGCAGTAACGGCGAGCTTATAGACCTGCTGTTTGCCCAGCTGTTGCAGTTGAGCACCGAGGACCGTTTTGACTTTGAGCGTTACCGCGAGGACTGGGGCCGTTCAAACAGCGAGAAATATAACGACATGCTGTCAGGCTTTTGCAGGAGCATGAGAGAGTTGGCCAAGAGCTGTCCTGTGAAATATTTCGCTGGCGGTTACTATATCTTCAACGGCAGGATATACGAGTTGGTAGAGACGATTGTTGTGGAGCAGTCATACCAGTTGCTTGTAGAGAAGCTCCGCATAGGTCCCGCCATGGTCCGTCCCTCCATCCGCAGGGACGCTTTCATGGAGGTTATCAAGAACTACAACGTGCTGGTTCCGCAGTTTGACGTTGTGGCCTTCAACAACGGCGTTGTGGACTTTGGGCTGTCGCGTGCGAACCCCCGTGCGTTGCCATTCTCCCCCCACTATCATGTGACCTACTCCCACCCCTACGATTTCGACCCGAAGGCCAAATGTCCCCGTTGGACGAGTTTTTTAGACGAGGTGCTGCCCGACAGAGACCAGAGGGAGATCTTACAGATGTTCTTAGGCTTAGGTCTGGTTCAGCGTGGTGACGCCTATAACCCCTACGACGGCAAGATGTCGAACAAGATAGAGCTGTGCCTGATGATGATTGGCGGCGGCGCTAACGGCAAGAGTGTGATATTTGAGGTGATGTGCGCCTTGTTCGGGCGCGACCGCATCTCGAAGATGGACTATGCCGAGCTGACCGCCGACGGCGACGAGGGCATGCGCGGGCGTTACCCTATCCGCAACGCCATCTTCAACTGGTCAAGCGACAGCGACCCGAAGAAATTTGGCAAGAAGAACACCGGCATGTTCAAGCGTCTTGTGTCAGGCGAGCCCGTGCCCTACCGTAAGCTTGGCGAGAACGTTCTTGAGGCCAAGACCCTGCCCTACCTCATCTTCAGCTTGAACGACACGCCCGAGAGCGGCGATGCGTCGTTAGGCATGATCAGGCGTTTGCAGTATGTCTACTTTGAGGTGACTATTCCGAAGGCGAAGCAAGACCCGCTGTTAGCCGCAAAGATCATCAAGACCGAGCTGTCAGGCGTGTTCAACTGGGTGCTGGAGGGCGAGCGGCTGTTGCGGAAGCGTAAGTTTGTGTTCCCCGACACGAAGAAGACCGAGCGTCTCCGCATCTTGACCTACCTTCGCACGAACCCCGTTGTGTCATGGATAACAGCCTACCACATGCGCCCTGACCGTCAGGCCAGGAACGAGGTGCCGTTATGGATCCAGTCGAGCGTGTTGTATGACAGCATGTTGCAGTTTTGTAACGACAACAACGTGGAAGACGGCGACATACCCTCGATGAACCGCTTCGGGCGCGTTATGCGTGACGACTGCAAGTTTAACAAGAAGAAGACGACGAAAGGCATCTACTATGAGACGTTTGGCGTGACGGAAGCTGACCTTAAGAGCCATTTCCTTGTTGAGGAACTTGACGGGTTGGAGTTTGGGGAGGAGCCGAGCTTTATTAAGGAGGATGTTGAATGTTGAATTTTGATTTTTGAATTTTGAATTTTGAATTGTTGCGCCGATGGCGCAATGTTGAATTTTTGAATGTTGAATTTGCTCTTTTTAGCATGGTTTGAGGATGATGGGAAATATTCGGAAATTATCGGGGAATTTCCGCATTTTTTCCTTCTTTAGAGAAATGGTCTTTGGGGGATTTTGGGAGATTATTGGAGAAAAAATGAGAAATTTGGAGAAAGATGGAGAAAATTGGAGAAAAGGAAATGATATGTTAAACTAAAAAAGGAGGTTATTATGGAAAGTGTGTTACGCGAGCTGGCGTCTATGATAGAAGACCGCCACTCATTGGAACAAGGGCTTCGCATCATCATGGAGGCCGCGGAACGGAAGAAGCTTCCCGAAGAGGTGTTTCTTCCTACGTTCAACGACAGTATGCTTGAAGAAGCGTTCGTTCACACGTTAGAGGCTGTTGTGGGCGAGCGTTACGAATAGCAGGAGCTGTGAGCACAAGAACAACAAGGTTGCAGCTGTTGTTTGGAATTTTGTTAATCGGGGACAGGCCGTTTGAGATTATTCTTTGTCGGTCTGTCCCTTTTTGTAAAGCAGACATTCGGAGCACTTTGTCGGGTAGTTGATGGGTACATAGTAATGTACGACATTGTTCTCCTTGTCGATTTCGTCCTGCTTGATTTTTTTGTAGTCGGCTTCGAGCTGCACGATTTTAAGCCAGTCGGGCGAGCCGTACTTGGCCTTTTTCTCAGCGAAGACGAGCTTTCTAAGAATTGTTTCCTTTGATGTTTCCTTAGCCAGCTCTTCAGGCGAGATGTCATCGTATTTGTCCTTCTGTTGAGCTTTACCCTGCAAATCGGCGATTCTGCTTTGCACCGAGTTGAGCGTTTCGAGCTTGTTCATCTCCTTTACAAGCTCCGCTTTAGACCAGTTGAGTCCCTTGCCTTGGAACGCGACGTTCCAGGCGTCTGTCTGCGACCATCCCGCCGCCCTGAGGTCAGCATAGATGAGGTATGCGGGATCAGACATGCCGTATTTCTTTTTCAGATTATTAACAGCGATAGAAAAAGCATATTGTGCCATGATGATAAGAATTTAAGAAAAATTAAAGAATGTTGTGATGTTCGCCGTTCTTGTTGTCGTACAAGAACTGTATGAAGCACCGGCAGTTGACATGGAACGGGGGATAAGGGTCTCCGAAATGATGCACATAGACCGTTTCGTCGTCACATATAGCGCAGGGATAAGAGCTTCCGCGGAAGACCCTGAACGCCGTAGCCCCATGTTCCTTGCCGTAAGTCTGCTCCGCCATTCCCCATGCCACCGCCACCATCTGCTGTGCGTTTCTTATGATGTTATGGTAAGCAGCCTTGAAGATGCCCTTTCCGTAAGAAGGTGACGCGATGTTGATGTCATATCTCCTTGCTTTCGTTATGACCGACGAGAGATAAGGGTCCTTATATCCCGTTCTCACGGCAGCAAGGATTTTCTGTTCGTCATATCCCATCAAGACGCCCGCTTTCGCCATTCTGACGATGTCCTCCGCGAAATTGGCGAGATAAGCAGACGTCCTTTGCCTTGACGTGGCGCCATAATATTGCGCCGAGAGGAACGCCGAGACGCCGCCCTCGTCAACATTCAGCCTTTTCGTTGCCGCGAGCGCATACTGCCCGATGATATTCTCCACCCTGTCAGTCATTCCCGTTGCGATGCCTTGCGCCTCTTGAAGAAACGTCTTTTCCGCCGACAGCCTCTTTCCCCTTCTGTATTTCGATGACAAGCCGACAATCTGCTTAGCCGCCGCGAAGACCACCTTTTTCAAGGCAGTCTCCGTGGCAGCTACGGCCTTAGACCTGTCGATGGCATAACTGTATTCCTTAGCCATAAGCCGATACCTTATTTATGGTCATACTTATTCCAGTTGTTACGTCCGGGCCAGTTGCCGTTAGAGTCGTATTGTCTTCCCGACTCGTTCGGTCTTCCCGCCTTTCTGCCTCCGCCCGTGTTGACATCCTGTCCGCTCTGCTGCGCGTTAATCTGCGCCTGCGCCTCCTGCTCCTCGATGGCGTTCTGCGTCTCGTTGTCGGCCCTCTGCATGTCCATGAGCAGATCCTGCTGCTGCTCCTCCTTCTTCTCCCTTATGATCCGTTCTATCTCGTTCGTGACAGGGAGGTCAGGACATCTCTCCGATGCCGTCTGTTTAGACAAGAACCCGTTTTGCACCGCCGTAGCGATATTGGTTATCATCTCCGACTTGTTTTGATGCACATAGACCTCCACCCAGGCATGAATAGGCAGAGCCGTCATAGAGGCCATGCAGTTTTGCTCCATTCCGATGCCATACTTACACATCTTGACGAGCTGCATGAGGAACGGATGCAGCATCTTGGCATCGTTCTCCGCGATTTCGATAGCAGGCGAGAAGAGCAGTTTAATGGCCACACCCGGCAAGTCGCCCGACTTAAGTTCAGGCGGTTTGACCGTGAACGACAATTCATAGATGAGGTCATAGGACTTGTTGAGCTGCGTGGCGAAAGCGTTAGAAGCATCCGTTCCGTCGATGAACTCAGCATCGCCGTCGGTGTCAGTGATCTGAATGGTCTTTGCTCCGCCGTTAGTGTCGCCCACGACCATGATGTCATCGCCATCGCCTTTGAGCTTAAGCATAGGGAAGGCATAAGCCTTGTTGTTTTCACAGAGATAAGAGTAAGCCTCCTCGTAGTCTTCGATGTTACGCTGCACAGGCGCCCAGCACGGTCCGTCCTCGTTTCTTGCATAAGCGACAGGCAGGAACGGGAAGCCATGCGGTTTTTCCTCCACGCACGAATAGTTGTCGATACCGAAGATGTTAGCAATCCTCTTTATCGTCTCCTTAACCGCGCCCTCGTTAAGCTGCTTCTTGAACCTGTAGAACATCTTTTTGTCCCACACCTCGACCCATTCAGTTTTTTCGATGCCCTGCTCGTCGTAGTCGATATATTTTCTTGCGAAGACCGTCATCTCGCCTGTTAGCGAGTCGATGTGCGGATAAAGAATGTCCCCATTGTCGAACGACAGCGTTTTCGTTCCGAAGACGCCGTTGCTGTCGAAGAATCCCACGACCGCGACCTCCGCCACCTTCATGTAGGCAGAGACCGCCTCGAAGTGTCTCACCTCCATGTCCTTCATGTACCACTCCTTCTTGAACGTGTTAAGGAGCTTTTGCAGCTGCTCGTTCTTCTTGTCGTCAGCACTTGCGAGCTCAAACTGGATGTCGTTACCCGTGAGGTGCAGCGTGTGCTTAGTGTGTATGAGCCGCTGGAAGGCGAACGCCGTTCTTTGGATTTCCTGAATGTACCACTTGCCATCCTCAGGATTTTTCCTGTATATGTCAGGATAGAGGTTTTTGTCCCATATTTTGTGAGACGAAGGATAGAACTCCCTAAGGAAGTCGTGTTGCGTTTTGATACGCCTGTAGAGCGTGTCGTCAGGCATGTAGCAGTTGACATTCTCCGACAACTCCTGCTCCCTCATGATGCCGTGCGTCATGTAGTTCTTAGGCGTGAGCTCATAGAACGGTTTCCTTACGAGGATTTGTCTAAAATTAGTATTTGTGTTGTCCATAAAATTAAGAAATTATAACATCCATAACCCTTTGATTTTGTTGTTTTTCCTTTTATAGAGCGAGAAGATCATGATATAGAACCACGATTCGAAGAAGTCGGGTGAGTGTCCGACAATCTTTTTCGCCATGTCCTTAGGCATGAGTTTGAAGCTTTTGTCATAGCTATTTTCGTCCCTCCTTATCATCTTTCTCTCCTTTTGCAGGATTTGCCTGAGCGGCACCTTGTCGAAGCCCTTACCCGAGTATTTTCTTTCAAGCAGGTCAGGGTCGATAGAGAAGCCCTTGTCCTTTACAGCCTTATAGAAGAGGAAAGCGCACTGCGACTTAAGGTCCTTATAGAGATATTTGATGCCCTTCTCCTCCTGCTTTGTTGCCGCAATAGGCGCCGCCTGGTTATTGAAGGGGACGGCATCCTTGAAGAAGCCCTTGAAGTACTGTCCTATGCCCTGCATGTCATAGGTAAAGTTACGTTCCTCGACCCCCCACTCTCTCAGTTTCGCCATGACCGTGTAGACGAGCGTTTGCGAGTCGAGCCTCATGACCACCAGGTCAGCGCAATGGTGCCCTATCCACAGCCACATGACAAAGTTGTCGCCTCCCGTGAAGGCGATGTCCGCCGAAGCCCTTCTGACCCCGTCGCCCGTCTGCTGAGCGTTGTCAAAAATCTCCTCCAGGTCCTCCCTCTTAATCATGTCATCGCCCGCCGCCTTATAGTTCCAGTTGGCTTCGAGGTCACGCATGCGCTGCTCCTCATCCTGCTGTGCGAGGTTAGCGATATAAGAAGCGTCAGTAGATATAAGTTTGATATTTTCCGACACATCTGCCCTTATGAACGTCACAGATTTTATGAACATGTCGAGCTTAGAATAGCCCAGCTCCGCGTAACTATCCTTCCACAGCTTGTCGATGATGTCGCGGCATTGCTCGTAGACCTCCTCCCGAGTGTTTCCCCAATAGATAGAGTCGGGCGTGTCTCCATCCATGAAGCAGAAACGTATGACACCGTCTCGTTCAGGAATGATATATCCCTCATCGTCAATCCACCAGTCGATAAACTTGCGCACCCACGACTCAGGGTCAGGGTTACAGGTTATCCAGAAACGGTTTCTGATATGCGAAGCGTTACGGTTGTTTGTGAGCAGATATTTGAATTTCTTGTACGGGCATTGCGTACCCTCGTCGATGCAGACATAGGCAAACTGACGTCCTTGGAAGCGCGTTTTGAAGTCTTGATACGCTCCAGCGTAGTAAGAGAATTTGAGCCATCCCCCGTTGGCAAAATTCCATGTCATGTCGTTTTGCGACTTGTTGTAAGTGCCGAACTGCGAGAAGAGCTTATAAGAGTCGGTTACGAGCGACTGAAGGTCATCCTTCTCGTTACGGAGGATAGTGGCATGGAAGTCGGGGTTCTTGATGTCCTTAAGCACCTCCATGAGCGAAGAGAACGATTTAGAGCCTCCGCGGCTGCCTCCCACGATTTTTATGTCGGCGTCGATTGCAAGCATGCGCTCCTGTCCTCCCCGTTGTGCTATAATTTTCAGCTTGTCGGGGTGTTTTTTGTCAGCATCGCGAAGAGCCTGAACGAACTCTTGCGTGTAGACAGGCTCTCCCGAGGGAAGGAAGAGGCCAGACAATATTTTAGTTTGCGCTTTTTGCATATTTATTCAGATTTATTGTATATTTATGCAAAAATAGCTAATATTTTTTGGTTTTTTGTATATTTATTCATATTTTTGCGTAAGATAAATGTATATTTATGCAAAGAGAGGTAGAAGCACTGCCTTTAAACCAACACAAAAACTAAAAAAGCCATGACAGTAGAAGAACTGCTTTCATTAGTGAACAAGGAGGTAGACACCACCAAGTTCAAATCGTTGAGCCAGAAGACCATTACCGAAGAACTTAATGATGTACTGGACGAAATGGGTGACGACGCGGCAACGAATGCCAAGAAAGTTACCAAGCTGGCAACCCGTCTGAAGCGTATGGACGGCAACCTTCACAAGTGTGTCTCAGACGAGATCAAGAAGAGCCGTGAGGAAGCCGAGCGCAAGAAGAAGGAAGAAGAGGAGCGTCGCGAGAAGACCGGCGGCGAAGAGAAGCCAAAAGAAGGTTCATCATCTTCGTCGGACGACAAATATGACAAGCTGCTTGCGAAGCTTGAAGCCCTTGAGCGTGCAAACGCCGAGCGCGACAAGAAAGCGAGCCGCGCCGCCACAGAAGCCGCCGTTCGCAAGGGTCTGAAAGACAAGTTTGACCGTGCGAAGCTTGAGCTGAACGACTTTTTCCTTGACACCGCGATGTCGAAGTTGACCATTCCCGACAAAGACGCCGACGTGTTAGAGCTGATAACACAGGCCGAGGGCATATACACGACCGACTATAAACGCGCCACAGGCAACAGCGCCATCCCCCGCAAGGGTGGCAGCGACACGCCGACAGGCGACCGCGGCATCCGTGCAGACGAGTGGGACGACATCAAGCCAGCGAAAAGCAAAGAAAAGTAAAAAAGAAACAGAAAAACTAAATTAGAAAAGTTATGGAAAACAGCAATGATTACTACGGACAGATGATGGCTCAGGGAGCCGTCAACGCCACAGGCGCTGTAGTGTTGCAGTCGGAGATGACCATTGGCGGTCAGCGCCATGTATTCGTTGACCTACCCGGTGCCGTGAAGGAGGCGTTTCGCCGTCCTCCCATCGGTGGACTGTTAAAGAACCCGTTCCCCGGTCCTGCAAAGATATATGCAGGCGACCTCATTGAGCACAGTCTTGGTTTTGCCGACGAGAGCGGCGGCACCGTCAAGGTGCTGAAGAGCTACGAGGTAGCCAAAGCCACGACAGGCGCCACCGACACCGCCATCTACATCACACGCGACGGCTATCACCACATTCCGTTTGTCGGCGACAACCTGATGGTAGGTCAGAAGACCTTCACCACAAAGGCGAAGGGTGTGACCGTGACCGCCGTGGCAGAAGAGGAGCAGGACGGCAAGGAGGTGTGGAAGCTGACCTTGTCGGAGACCCTTGGCACGTTGACCGCGGGCACCGTGCTGGTAGAGGCGTCAGCGTCAGGCGCGAGCGTTCTGCCGATGGTTACAAATCCCAACTGCTTCGCTCCCTGCGATGTTGACATGCCGTTCTTCACCCAGTCGGGCAGAGACAAATATCATGCTCCCCGTTACTTTAACGACTTTTGCCTTCTCGGCACCGACGTCGTTATGTGGAAGAGCAGGATGAGTCCGATCCCCCCTGCGTTGGAGGCTATGAACAAGAGCCGCTACCCCGAGTGGTGGTATGCAGAGAACTAAACGAACACAGACAGAACACAAAAACTAAAAGACATGGCAAAGTTTGATTTTAAAAATTCGCGTAAGGCCCGCTTTTTCAGCGACCCCGAGAACACCAGATATTTGCAGAAGTTCATTGACGAGAAGGACATCTTCCATGTGAACTACGGCTGGTATCTGACCCAGGGCCGCATAGCCCCCGACCTTACCCCCACCAACCACAAGGGCGTTGCTACGTTCACGGTAGAAGCGAGCGCTCTCCGTGCCTCGACCCTTGCCAACCTTCGTGCGCCCCTTGCCGGGTCGTTCCAGAAGGACAAGGGCGAGATGAAGGTGTATTCAGCAACCATTCCCGACTTTATCACAGACGGCTTCAAGGAGACCGCCGAGGAGCGCAACTACCGCGAGAAGCAGTTTGAGGAGTTTGGCAACGACCGTGACCTCGTGATGCAGTGGCGTGACGACGTTCAGGACCTTATGAACTCGGTTGACATGACCATGAACTACATGACCGCCAAGCTTGCTTCGACAGGCGAGCTTGACTACACAGGCATAGGTCGCGGCATTCAGGCCCCCCTTCACAAGGTGCCGTTGTCGGCAGACAATTTCCGCAAGTGTGGCAAGGTAGAGTGGGCGAACGCCGAGTGTAACATCCTTGAGCAGATGCGCAAGATCGAGAGCGACTGGCGCAAGGAGTTTGGCCAGAACCGTCTGGCCCTTGTATGGCAGATGACCTATAACACGTTCTACAACGTGTTCCTTGCGAACAAGCAGATCAGCGAGCTGTACAAGAACTGGTGCAAGGCCCACTATGTGGCCTATGTTGAGGACTACGGTGTGAACACCGAGATGTTCCTGAAGGCCTTTGCCGACATACAGGGCATCTCGCAGATAGAGATCGTTGACGAGGAAGAGCAGAACATCAAGTTTGACGGCAGCGTTGTGAAGGTCAAGGGCTGGGCAGACAACATCGTTGTGCTGCGCCCCGCGGGCAATGCGTTTGAGTATGAGCGCAAGCAGGTTGCCGACGAGCCGATGTTCAAGAAATATGGCAACAGCATCGTTCAGAAGGTGTTTGCCCGCACGAACAACGGCATCGGTCTGTTGTGTAACTCTACCATCGCCAACGGCGACTATCAGGAGTGGCACACCGACCTGATGTTTGCAGCCGTTCCCGCGATGCTGGATTTCCCCTACCGTTGGATCATCGACATCACGAAGAAGGGCTAACAGACCATTTACAGGGAGAGGGTCAAGACACCCTCTCCCCCACTATTGACACAGAAAAAAAGACAAGCACATGACACAGACACCGTTTCCCTATCTGACCGTATCATCGGCATTGATAAACAAGGTAAAGTTTGAGGTTCCCGATGAGACCCTTCATGCCATCCTTGTGGACCGCGGCCTTGACGGCGAGATGGAGTATGGCGAAGCCCCTCGCCGTGAGGTGCGTTTAGCCTATGCCGACCTGCTGAAATGGTTCATTTTAGGTCCGAGCAAGGTAAACAACACCACCGACTCGGACAACGGGTGGAGCCACGGCGGCGGCGGTTATGAGCTTACGTCGTCGGACCTGTCGCGCCTGAAGGCCGAAGCCAACGCGATATATGAAGAGCTGGAGCCGACCTCGAAGTTGAAGCGCCGCTGCACGTTCAAGATAACGTCGCACGGTGTGAAGCGTTCCAACGTAAGCCTGTATGGCATGCGTCTTCCCCACATCAACAAATAGACCGTAAGGACATGCGTAAAGAGAGAATAGACAACCCCCGTTACCCCCACCGCGTGACGATAACGCGCTTAAGCGTCGGCCGTGCGAGCGAAGACGACCCGTTCGGCGACGAGACAGCCCCTGTTGGTGACAGCGTCAGCGTTCTTTATGAGGGCGTCGGTCGCAGCTACACCGACACGACGACAGAAGGCGACGAGAACGTTGACGAGAACAAGCGCAAGGCGTCCATTCCCGTTCGTTATGACGGTTGGTGCGAGGGGTGCTTCCCTCTTGACGGCGACATGATAGAGGTACGGATAGGCGCCCATGTGGAGACAGGCATCATAACAGACTGTGAGGGTGACAACAACAGGACGGTGGTGTATTGGAAACTTAGAAGAGTGTGAGGTATGGCAAGTTTGGAAGAACAATTCATGAACGTCAAGAAAAAGGTCCGTCAGATGGCAGTGGTGAAGATGCAGCAGAAGATGGACCGCGCTGCCGAGAAAGCCATTTCCAAGGCCGACAAGCTGCGCGACTACAGCGATGTGACCGGCAACCTGTTCCGTTCCACCGCCATAGGCACCTACTATAACGGTTCTTTGCAGTCGATACACTACACCATCGGTCCCGAGCCGACCCGTATGACCCTCGCCAAGGGCGAGCGTTATAACCTTGACCGCTACTATCGCAGCACCTTTTCCTTTAAAGATTCAGGCCGCAAGCCCTATAAGGGCCAGTATGGCGAAGGCGGTCAAAACGGTCCATCGGCAGCCGAGGACCTGTTATGGTACAACGAGCACAGCAGAGGCGGCGGCCACCTGACCTGGCAGATGCTGCTTGTTGCAGGCGTGGACTACGCGAAGTTTGTCGAAATGAAGCGCGGCCACGATGTCATCACCTCGCTAAGAGACTATATGGTAAGATATTTCCGTAAGATGTAACTCTATGATAAGCATAAAGACCCTATACAACGACGTTGGCACAGCCGTGAAAGGCATTTGCGACAAGGTTTATGCGCGTAGCCGTCCCAAATCGGTTGACGACCGCCCGAACAGCTACATAGTGGTCAGTTTCCCGTCTATGATTTTCAACAACGAGATGAACAGCGACGGCAGCTTCAACGACTACAGCACGACGGCCCAGATAGAGGTATATGTGCGCGACAAGGTGACACCGAAGAACCCATCGACCTTAGACGTGTCAACAGTGGACACGAAAGTGAGTAAGGTTCTTGGCCAGTTCCCTATCATTACCGACCATTTGGTTCTGACGAAGCCGCGTGTGACGATGCAGGCCGATGACGGCGACGGATTTTCCGTGACGATAGTGCAAGGCACGTTACGAACGAGATAGACACAAAAAACAAATTAGGTTTAACGATTAAAAAAATAGAAAAGTTATGGCAATGAAGAAGATTGAAGAGTTGAAGGACATCTTTGTAGGCCCTAAGACCCTGCTTTACGCAAAAGCGATCACCGACCTGAGCAAGACGACGCTTGACATTACCCCGGACCTTGAGCTGCCTGTAGAGGTAGACTCGTTGAAGGCGACGATGGAAGACCCTACCGTTAACCACTATAAGGTTATCGGTTTGGCCGGCGACTGGGCCACCACGTCAGAGCTTGGCGACTTTAGCGTTGAGTTTGTTGTGCCCTCTAAGGCGAAAGACCTCCTTGCCTCGATGTTCGGCAGTGACGCCGTTAGCGACCTCACCAAGCTGACATTGAAGACAGGCGACACCGACCTTGACGCCACCACAGGCTTTACAGGTACCGCTCTTGAGCTTAAGAAGTTTAAGATCCAGGGCACCATCATCATTGTTGACGAGACCAAGGCCAACCTCATGGTCATCACCAACATTGCCCTGTATGCCACCTTGCAGTGGGACGAGACAGGCACGAAGCCCGTAGCGTTCAAGTTCTCGGGTTCTATCGAGGGTGCAGGCAAGAAGAGTATTGCATGGCTTAGCAAGGCCTCCGGTCTCTAAGGCGCGTGCCGACAGGCTGAAGGATAACAGAGAAGGCGAGGAGCAGAGAGCTGAGAAGACGGCTGCTGCCCCCCGCCTTTTTGATTTACGAACCAGAAAAACCGTAAGATATGACAGACGAGAAGAAAGTGGAGCAGCCCGCTGTAGAGTTTCAGCAGCTCTTGGACAGCGTGTTAGAAGCCACGCCCGAAGAGGTGCTGTTTATGGGCAAGAAGCGCACGATCGGTTGGTTGCACAAGGGAACGCTAAGGAAGTTTAGCCATGTTGTACAGAGCGAGCAGGACGAATGGAAGCAGAGCGTGAAGCTGTGCGCCATCATACTGCTGAACAGCTGTTTCAAGCTCCGCCTGTGCTACTGGTTCTACTGGCGTTGGCTGTACTATGTGCGCGACCCCGACGCCGTAGAGCTGTTGCGCGTTGTTGAAGCGGGTAAAAAAAAAATTCCATCGTTAGCCTGCTCACTGCTTACCATATTAGCGACCGGGATGGGGGACGTGATGATGACGATGACAACGAAGGAAGCGAGAGCTACCCGAGCCGCACAAGCTGGGGCGCCGCCTACTCGTTAGGCGAGAAATATCCCTTTCTCTTTGCGTCGCGCTTCGGCGTGAGAGCCTATGACTACTGGTGGGGCTACACCTCGGCCCAGATAGACCTCATGGTGTCAGACCAGCCGTTGATAGTGTATAAGAAAGAGAAGAAGCGCAACGCCGACGGCAGCGTGAAGCACACGAAGAAAGAGATGGATGACCTCTATGACCGTTGGGCAGCCCGCAAGGCAGCCGAGGGCAGCATGGTAGGCAAGAAGATAAACCTCAGCGAGTGGTTGCGCAACTGAGAAGCAGAAACTAAACAAAAACGAAACGAAACATGGCAGACGGAAATGTAGGCGATCTTATGATGAGTTTAGGTCTGAAAGAGACCATCACAAAAGATCTTGACAAGATACAGAAGAAATTTAACGGAACAGACGAAGTTGCGAAAAAGGTACAGGCAGCCATTGAAGGCATTCGTCAGGCGTTGAAGGACAGCAGCAGCGCGTCGGGTTTGACCACAGCACTGAAGAACCTCCAGACGGTTCTTGAGAGCAGCGGGCAGAGCGCGAAGGCCGTCAGCTCGTCGTTGAAAGCCATTCGCGGTGCGGAAGCCCTTGAAAAGGTAGGCAGAGCGGCTGGCGAAGCCAACGGCGAGGTGAACAAGATGCTGAACACCCTTCTTGGCGGCAAGGCAGCAGGCATGAGCCTTGAAGAGATGGCGAAGAAAGCCGCGCGTTACTCGGCCGAGCTTGCGAGCGTTGAGACCACGATGCGCAAGAAGGTACGCGAGGCGACGTCTGGTGGCGAGCAGCTTAAAGGCGACCCCACCCGCTCGACGCGCGAGGCCATAAGGAACGCGCAGACCTATCTTGACCTTGTTCAGCGCATCTACCTGAAGCAGAAAGAGATCAGCGAGACGGGCAGCAAGCAGCCAAACATAGACACAAGCAAGCTGAAACAAGCCAAAGCGTTGCTTGACGAGTTTAGCCTCACGCTTTCCAAGATTGTGAAAGAAGGCAAGGGTGTTGACGGCTCGTTGATTATGGGTAACCTGCCGAAGGCGTTGCAGACCACGATGCGCGAGGTGAAGGACGTTCTCAGCTCCTTCTCCAAGGAGAACCCCTTGTCGGTATTTGCCAACAACGCCGACCGCGCATGGACCGCCATCTCCAACTTAGAGACCAAGGTGCGCGACCTTAAGAGCCTGATGGACGAAGGCATGCTCAAAGGTTTCAAGACCGACATGCTTCCCGAGAACATACTTGCCCTTGAGAGCCGTTTGAAGGAGCTGTACAGCCTGATGGGCGATAACAGTCGTAAGCTCACCGACAAGGGATACATGACCAACCTTTTTTCAGAGATCAGCAAAGAGCAGACGTTGGCCAGAAACGCCCAGCGCGACTACGGAAGAGAGAAAGGCATAACCCTCGCGGCGACCCGTTCGGTAGAGCGAGAGATGGCGTCGGAGCTTAGCGCCACCCAAAAAGCCCGTGAGCAAGACCTTCGCGACATGGCAGCATACGCCAAACGCTACATGGAGCTACAGGAAGCCAAGCGCCGCTCAGACGAGAAGTCGGCCAAGGACAGCGAGCGCCGTTCCGAAGCCGAGCGTCGGCGTATCGCGTCAGACACCACAAGGATGTCGCGTCTCTATGCCTCCTTAGAGCTTGGCATCGGGCGTGGCGAGCGTGTCGGCATGCAGGGTTTAGGATTAGGTGTAGACGTGAGCGCCTTAGACAAAGCCCTTCGCGAGGCCACAGAGCTGAAAGTCCAGATAGAGGGCGCCAACGTGGCGTTGATGGGCAAGGGCGGCAGAGCCAGCTATGAGTGGTATGCAGCGCAAGCCGACAGGCTGAAGGCGAGTCTGACGACGGCCACCGAAGCCCAGCGCGAGCTGAACGCCGCCCGAGACAAAGCCAACAAGCGAGCCGAGAGCGACAGGAAAAGCAAAGAAGCCAAGGACGCGCGAGAAGCCGTTGCCGCCGAGCGTCAGCGTCAGCGAGAGATAGAGAAGACGGAGGCCCGCATGGAGTCGTTGTCGCGTGTTATGGACAAGATGAAGGAAGCCCGTCTTGGTTCCGTCGGGCGTGGTGCGGACACCCGCGAGATAGACCACCAGATAACACGCGCCGAGCTGCTACTGGCCACACTGAGAGATGTTAACGCGAACCTGAACTCGTCGGGCTGGCGCAACAGCCTTGGCACGGTCGGCAATTTCGGCAACGGTCGAGACGTAAGGGCATTTGCCGATACGGCCAGAGCGCAGAGAGAGGTCAACGCCCAGATAGACCGCAACAACGAGAAGAAAGAGAAGAGCATAGCCTTGGAGCGGAAGCACCAAGCCGAGATAGCCCAGACCGCCGCCAAGGTGCGCAACGACCTCGCCAAAGCGTTTGAGCAAGCGAAGAGGCAGGCGAGCGGCATGAGCAGCGTTGTTCAAGACCTGAAGAGCCTGTTTATGCAGGGCGGCATTGTGTACGGTGCGCAACAGTTTGTGATGAGCGTGATCCAGACAGGCGGTGAGCTTGAGAAGCAGCACATCGCCTTGCAGAGCATCTTGGGCGACATGCAGAACGCGAACCAGATGTTCAACCAGGTGAAAGACCTTGCGTTGAACTCGCCCTTCACGTTCAGCGAGCTGAACAGGGACGTTAAGCAGTTGGCCGCCTATGGTGTGGAATATGAGAACCTGTATGACACGACGAAACGTCTGGCCGACATGGCTTCAGGCCTTGGTGTGAGCTTTGAGCGCATAGCGTTGGCGTTTGGCCAGGTACAGGCCCGCGGTTGGCTTGACGGCAAGGAGCTTCGCCAGATAGCCTATGCAGGCATACCGTTGCTTGACAAGCTGAGCGACTACTACTCGAAGCGCGAAGGACGGAAGGTGACGACGAGCGAGGTGAAGAGCCGTATCAGCGGCCGTGGCGTAGACTTTGAAGACGTGAAGAACATCTTTTGGGAGATGACCGACGCTGGCGGCCTGTTCTACAACATGCAGCAGGTTCTGAGCGAGACCCTGTTAGGCCGTTACAACAAGCTTAAAGACGCATGGGAGATCATGCTCAGCGAGTTTGCGAGCGGCAACAGCCTTATGGGCAAGGGTCTGAAAGACATCATAGACCTTGTTACATGGCTTGTGCAGTCGTTGCACAGCCTGGCCCCCGTCGTAGCCGCCGCGTTTGCAGGCCCTTTGCTCGGTCGCCTTGGGCGCAGCCTGAGCGGCGGTTTGGAAAAGAGCCTTCTGAGCGCGAAGAACAGCATGGCAACAGAGTATCAGCGCAAGGCGTTGGAAGGCAAGAAGCTGAACGGCGTCGAGCGCGAGATTTTGAAGACCCGCAACATGATCACTGCCGAGGACGTGAAGGCCCTCGCCAAGGCGCGGGCTATCACTCAGGTAGAGCTTCAGCGGCTGTATGTGAGCGGCCGCATCACGAAAGAGATGTATGCGCAGAACATGGCCCTTCTGAAGCAACAGGGTCAGACGACGAGCCTGAGCTTCAAGGAGCGTATGCGCCAAGGCATGAGCGGGTGGTTCAACGGCGGCGGCGCCAAATGGGGTGCGTTGGGCGGTCTTGTTGCCAACGGTCTGAAGACAGGCCTCAGCTCGATATTAGGTTTCTTCGGCGGCTTGCCCGGCATAGCCATATCGGCGGGTGCTGCCATCTTCGCCTACTATCAGCAGAAGAACGCGGAGCTTAAGCAAGCGATGGAGCAGACCGCTGCCGAGCTTCAAGACCGCGCCAAGCAGATGGGTGAGTTTCTTCGCGACAACGACGTGTCGAAGACCATAGCCGAGGGTGACGACAAGGCCATAGACAACATGATCGACTCGTACAAAGAGAAGCTGAAAGAGATTTCGCCCCAGAGCGCGTCGGCCTTTGCCATGCACGCCGAGGAGATAGCGAGCCATAAGGAGCGTCTGCGGTATCTTGAGCAGCAGCTGAAACTGCTACAGGAAGCCAACAAGCTGGCCAAAGAAAAGTCGGAGGACAAAGATGACTATGAGAAGCTGAGCGAGAACATAGGAAACGTTGTGAAAGCCTCGAAAAAACTGATAGAGAAGTCGGCAAACCTTCGCAAGCCCATCCTTACAGGCGACGAGCAAGGCGAATATAAGGATGCAGAAGAAGAGTTTGACAAATATATAGAAAGAGTGGCAGAGAAATATAAGAAGCTCTACCCGAACATGCTCATAAGCGACACAGAGCGCGAGGCATTCAACGCCAGTCTGTCGAACATGCTGTCATCGGCCGAGGGCATAACGGAAGATGCAGCCATGCGCATAAGGTCAGGCATAAGTCAATATTTGGGTCTTGAGGACAATGACCTGGAGCGTGAGTTTGCGAAGAAATACATGAGCATGATAGACAACGCATTTCCCGAGATTGCCAACCGCATCCGCGCCCACAAGGAGCTTGACGCGGAGAGCCGGAAGAAGGTGGAGAAGCTGATGCAGGGTGCCGTTAGCCAGCTGAGCGTGGAATATCCCCACTGGGAGTCGGCGTTGCAGCGGCTGCTCCGCGAGTCGAACTTTGAGGCCCGCATTCACCTTGTGTTCTCTACGGGTGTTGTTGACGAGATGGACGCCTTCAAGAAGCGCGTTTACGACAACTTTACAGCCCCCGAGGCAGGGCTGTTTACCAAGCTTGACCCGCTGCTGAAAGGTGTGAGCGACATGTACACGGCACGCAACAACGTGAAGACCAAGCTTGACGAGCTCTACAACAAATGGAAGGCCGAGGAGAACGCCAAAAAGAACGGCAAGGGTAACGAAGTGGAGCGCAAGCGTCTGAAACAAGAATATGATGACCTTCGAGCCGCCGCATGGAAAGGCCTGGGCTATAAATATGTGCCGGAGGACAAGAAGACCAACAGGACGCCGAAGGGCGAGAAGAGAGACTTGGGGCTTGAGACCCTGAAACGTCAGCTCAAAGACTTTAAGGCCGCCCGCCAAGCCTATCAGAAGCTGCGCAAGGAGGTAGGCATGAGTAAGGGCAAGGCCAAGAACGAGGTTTACAGTCTGTACAAAGACCTTGACTGGAAGCTCATAGACCTTGACGACTACACAGGCAGCCTGTCGCGCCTGAAGAAAGGCTTTAATTTTGACGCGAGCAACGACCGCAAGGCTTTCCGTACCGAGCTTGCGAAAGAAGACTTTGAATGGAAGCTGTCGGAGGTGTTGAAGCCCGAGTTTGCGCGTGTGTCAGCGAACTTTAAGGAAGCGTTGGAGAAAGGCGCCCGCCAAGCCGATTTGTGGCAAGAGCTTTATGAGAAGACCGGCGACAAGGGTTTTGCCGACTTGGCGTTGAAGGACGGTGCCCTGTGGAGCGACTACACACGCGGCCTGTCAGACGACTTTAAGAAGAGATACGGGCAGCCCGTGGACCTGAACATGACCGATGCCGACGCCCAGAAGCACTTTGAGGGCGTGATGGGCGCCTACGAGATGTGGCAGAAGATTGTGAGCCTCGTGAAAGGCGACTACACAAAGTTTTTGACCGATGCCGCCACCATCATAGAGAAGACCTCTACGACCGAGGAGAAGCTCGCCGCCATAGACTCTCGTTACGAAAAGCCCATAAAGGACGCCACCGAGAGCGGCAACACGAGTCTTGCCACCCGCTATCGCCAGACGCGGGATGCCGAGAAAGAGAAGGTGCGTTTTGACGCCTACAAGAGCTCGGAGGCCTATCTGAGCTTCTACGGAGCGATAGAAGAGCTTGGCAAGGACAAGGCAGGGGTGATAGCGAACGAGATCCGCAACAAGCTGAACCAGGCGCTGGCCGACGGCTCGTTAGACGCGCGAGAATATACGAAAGAGATCAAGACGTTACAGGAGCAGCTTAACAAGCTCTCTCAGGGCAAGAAGACCTTTTTCTTTGACGGTATGTTGGGCGTTGCCGATCGGAAGATAGCCGAGGGCGACAGCAAGTTCAACCTCGGCAGCTACAAGCGAGCCGAAGGCGAGAAGAAGCAGCGCGAGGGCGAGATAGCCAACGACCAGAAGAAGATTGAAGAAGGCAAGAAGCTTCAGGAAGCGGGCGAGGCGCTACAGAAAGCAGGCAAGGAGCTGCAAGATGGAGGCAAGAAGATAAAAGAAGGCTGGGAGAAAGCCGTCAAGGTTGCTGACAAGGTTGACAACGTGATACAGGGCATTGTCGGGGCCTTCAACGACGTGAAGGACACGTTCGGTGCCTTGGGCTTCGACACAGAGAGCGACAGTTGGCAAGACGCGAGCGCCGTGATGAACTCGCTGTCGGGCATGTCGAGCGGCGTGAAGAGCATCATCAACGGCGCCGCCACAGGAGACATCGGCGGCGTGATACAGGGCGGCGTAAGCCTGATCACCAGTCCGATCAAAGCCTTCGCCGCCGCGCACGATGCTAAGCAAGACCGCCAGATCAAGCTTGCCGAGCGCAACATCACGGAGCTTGAGCGCATGCGCGAGTATGTGAACAAGCTGCTTGACGCCACGTTAGGCGGCGTGTACGAATGGAAGATGGACGCTTCGACCTCGAAGACCCTGAACAGCGTGGTGAAGAGCTACCGCGAGGGACTGTTAGGCAACAACTTTATAGGCAAGGTGCTGAAGAGCAGCACAGGCAAGGCCTCTTTGAGCCAATACAGCAAAGAGACGTATGAGGCAGCCCGTTCAAGCCTTAACGACCCCACGAACGCCTACAAAGCCCAGCGAGCATCGTTGCTTGCCCAGCGCGACGAGCTCCAGCGCCAGCGCGACGCAGAGAGCAAGAAGAAGAAGAAAGACAAGGACAAGCTTGCCGACTATGACAACGAGCTTCGCGAGATGTCGTTGACCATCAAGCAGTTTTCGACCGACTTTCTGAAGAGCGTCTACGGAGTAGACATGAAGAGCTGGGCGAGCCAGTTGACCGACAGCGTTGTCAGCGCCTGGGAGAAAGGCGAGGACGCCATCGACGCCTACAAGAAGAAAGCCAAGGAGCTTGTCAAGGACCTGACGAAGAACATACTGAGCCAGAAGGTGATGGAGACCGCGCTGTCGAAGCCCCTTGACTACCTGACAGGCCTGATAGAGCAGAAAGGCAAGCTTGACGAGAGCGACATGCCGAAGCTCATAGACCAGCTTGTGTCGGCAGGCGAGAACGCGAGCTACAACATAACCGCCATTCTCGACGCCTTGAAAGCCAAGGGCTACGATTTCAGCGAGAGCGGCAGCGGCAGCGTGAGCAGCTCGATAAGCACTTTGACCGAAGGCACAGGCGACCTGTTGGCGAGCTACCTTAACGCCATAAGGCTCGATGTGAGCGTGACCCGCGGCAACGTTCAGCTTATCAGCGACCTGTTGCGCGAGCAGATGCCCGAGATGGGTCAGATACAGAAAGCCCAGCTGGGCCAGCTGACGCAGCTTGTGGTTCTTGCCGAGAGCAGGAACGCGAAGCTTGACAAGATGATAGACTGGATGGGAGCCGTGACGACAGGCGGCAGAAAGAAAGTGTATGTGAACTAAGCGACGAAAAGGTGAATAAATATGCACTAAACTTGTATATTTATTCACTTTTTTGTATATTTGAGGAATATTTATACAAAGACAGATGGACAACAAGATATTGGTAAAAAAAGAGACGGCAGGATCGAAGGTGTATGACATAGCATCGGCGTTTGACGTGTGGTGTCAGGAGCTGCCGTTTGCGGTAGGCTACGAGGTCAAAGAGCCCGTTGTGCGCGACTGGCGCGACGAGGACGGCGAAGACAGCTACACCGAAGACGGTCTGTTTGTGGAAGCCTACGACATGGTTGTGAAATGGGTGGCCAAGGGTCCGTCGGGCAGTGTAAAAGCCAAGATAAACAGATTCTTGTCCTACCTGTCAGGCCGCGACGGCAGCGGCGTGAAGCTGAGCCTGTACAGCGCATGGACAGGCGTGGGGCGCCAGCACATGCGCCTGAAGAAAGTGAACGACACAGCCCAGCTCGACCGTTGCGGCGACTTTGAGGTTGTGACGATAGAGACCACCTTCCGCGTAGAAGACCCCGTTACAGACATAACACTGACAGAAGAATGAAGATACAGATATATCACAAGGACGGGCGCGTGCTGACCGACCGCAGCGGCGACGAGATAGAGGTACACTCGTTAGAGTATAACGGCGAGTGGATGGGGCAGTGTGGCGTCACCATAAACTTTGCGACCCCCACCGCCATAGACTTTTCCATCGGCGACTGGTTCCTTTACCGAGGCGAGCGCTTTGAGCTGAACTATGACCCCGGCAAGGTGAAGCAAGGGCGGAGCGGCGCGTTAGGCGACTCCTTCAAGTATGACAGCGTCGTGTTCAACTCGATGAGCGACGAGCTTGCGCGTTGCGACTTTCTGGACGTTGTATTGACCAAAGACAACAATCTGCACTACACAGCCCTTCCAACCTTCAGCTTCTACATAGAAAGCTTAGACGACCTGCTTGACCGCCTTCAGGCCAACCTGAACGAGCAGATAGGCAGCGGTCTGTGGAAGCTCTACTCGCGTAACTGGCAGAGGAGCAAGCTGCGCGGCTGCGACGCGAGACGCTGGGAAGAGATATACGGCGGCAAGACCACGGCGGCAGGAGGGACAGGCATAGAAGACACCGTCATAGACTCGACGTCGGTGAGCATAAACAACCAAAGCCTGTGGGACGGCCTGTCGTTGGTGAACAGCCAGTTTGACGTGAACTTTATCGTCAGAGGGCGCGAGGTGTTCATCGGCACGGCAGGCCTGCCGACCGCCAACATCTTCAAATATGGCAAAGGCAAAGGTCTGTACGAGATAGAGCAATCGTCGGACTCGGACCAGAAGATTGTGACCCGTCTCCGTGCCTACGGATCGAGCAAGAACCTTCCGACACGCTACTATGCGACACTGAACATCGAGGTGTGGGCGAACGCGAGGAACGTGTGGAACATAACCCAAGGGAGCGACGCGCACGTTACAGGTGTGGACATCGTTACCGACCTGAACAGCGCGAGTCTGTCGGCCTATTTCCGTCTGCTTGTGACAGGCAAGCCCGGTGTCTACGCCATAGACATGAGCGTTAACGGGGAGACCGTTACCGGCACGGTGCGGAAGAACGACGGCAGCACCGACGGCGACAAATGCCTTATAGAGCTGCGCGAGAGCAGCGAGAACCCAAGCAGCCTGTTACAGAGAGTGAGCGCCGCCGCCAAGGGCGGATCGCGACTGTATTTCACCCGTGGCGTGACCGCCGACAACTTTCCCGACGACCACAAGAGTACGGCAACCGCCAATCTGCCCAACAACATGGCCTGTGACAAGCTGATGCTGCCCGGTTTCCCCAACCAGTCGTTGCAGGAGTGGTGGGACAGCCAAGACGCGGCGACCCAAAAAGCACTTAATCCGACAGGAGCCACCTTGCGTTTCTCCACGGACAAAGACAGGCCGTGGGTAGAGTCGGGCAACGCCGATATGATAGGCGTGCGTTCGGGCAGCGTGTTCTTCGACAACGACGACGTGAAGAACAAGATAGAAGAGATATACCCGACGCTTGAAGAGATGACCGTGGGCGGTGTGCGCGTTGACGAGATCGCCACAGGCTCATCGGTGGACGACAACGGCGTGTTCAAAGAAGGTCAGACGGTGCCCGGTTTCAGCGTGACGTTGAGCAGTTCCCTCGACATGGACCTGAACGACTTGAAGAGCGACGGCTTCAGCATGGTCATGAAAGACGGCATGTGTGCGGGCCGCAGCTTCTCGATCAGCGGTTGCGAGAAGAAAGACGGGCGCTGGGTTGTGACGATGCAGCGCGACGAGGACGGCGGCATATACTACCCTTACAGAGACTTTCAGATCAACGCAGGCGACCATTTTGTGCTTGTCGGCATAGAGATGCCGAAAGAATATGTAGAGGCCGCGTCGGTGAAGCTGCTGTGGGCCGCGATAAGATGGCTGTTAGCCAACGACTACACCCGCTACACCTACCAGCCGAAGGTGGACGAGATCTTCATGGCCAAGCAGCACAGAGCGTCGCTTCTTGACACGACAGGTGCCACGAAGAGCCTTCACGACACGTTGAAAGAAGGCGACATCATGCTGTTTGAAGACGAAGACCTCGGCATAGACGGTGCCGTGACAATCAGTCAGCTCACGATAAGAGAAGAAGACGGCAAGATACCGACCTACGACATAACCCTTCGCGAAGACAAGGAGGTGGGCTCTCTGCAAAAGATGCAAGAGCAGATCACCACGCTTATCGGCGGCAACGGCGGTGGTGGCGGCGGTCTGACGATAGCGCAGACGCGCAGCATCGTGGAGAGCGAAGGCGGCAAGCACTTTCTCTCGAAGACCAAGGACGACACAGCCAAAGGGCTCTTAGGCTTCGAGAAAGGTCTGACGGCAGGATCATACAAGAAAGGCGTGAGCGGTGGCAACATGGACAGCGAGGGCAACGCGGAGACAAACAAGCTGACGGCGCGTGGCGACGCACGACTACAGGGCGATACGTTCTTCGGTACGGGGAGCGACAAGACGAACACGCCCCATGTTGACGGAGGGAGCGGCGATGCCCTGCTCGGTGACGTGGTGCTGAAGGCGTTGCAGAGCAAGGACTTTGATGCGCTGCTTCAGCGGGGCTTCGGCTTTACGAAGGGCGTGAACGGCAAGTTTACGCTAAGCGTGACCGACCTGCTGGTGTGGGGCAAGGCTATCTTCAATGAGCTGGAGATACGGAGGCTGAGCAGCGTGGGCGGCAACGTCTATCTGAGCGGTGCTTCGAGCAAGATAGTATATGTGAAGGAGGAGTATCTAAAAGGAAAGTTTATCGGCTGGCGTTGCTACATTCTCGCCGACGACGGCACGACAGCGACGCAGAACAGCTGGCGGCCGTATGACCAGGCGCGTTGCCAGACTTTCAACGTTGCCGCGGACAGCTATGAGGGTGTGGGCAACCGCAGCTATTGGAGACTTGTCGAGGGTGTGAGCGGCGAGAACGTGACGATAACAGATGCAGAGGGCAACGACCTGTACAACGGGAAGAAATTTGCGTGGGTGGTGCTCTCGGCTACCGACTGCGAGGATGTGCAGACAAACGATATACCTCAAGCTGGCGACGTGATTGTGCTTGACGGGCACAGGCAGTTTGCCGAGGGCGACCCGCGATCAATAAATAACGACGCTTCACGAACGAACGTGATGATGCTCCAGACGACGGGAAGCGAGGGGAGCGTGCCCAACATCATTTCGCTGCACAGCATCGTGGACTATAAGCACAGTGCTGCCAACAACAAATACAGCAACACGGTGTTTATACTCTCTCCCGAGGAGGTGGTGTTCCTTAGCTCAAGATTTAAATGGATAAGCGCGAGCGGCACACCGATTACGCTGGTCAACTTCCGCGGTGCGTGGGACAAGAACGAGGTCTATTATTACTATGACCAAGTGAGCCACAACAATGCAATATGGACCTGCATCGTGGCGGAAGACAGCAGCACCACGGAGGAGCCTACGGACGGGAGCACGGTGTGGCGGAAGGACCTGACGGGTGGCGTGCCTGGCGAAAAGGGTGAGAAAGGAGACCCTGGTGAGAAAGGCGACAAGGGAGATCCAGGCAAGGACGGTGTGGATGGTATTGACGGCGTGGACGGAGCCAACGGCTACACCGTGACAGCTACGCCGTCGGTCATTACGCTCGGCATAAGGAAGGTGTCGGACACGGAGTTTGCTGCGGACACATCGAAGAACAACACGTCGGCGATAAGGGTGTTCAAGGGCGATGTTGACGTTACGACGACATGCAGGTTGATGGTGGCGAACACAAAGAATTGTACGGCGACGGGTCCATCCGTGGGAGGATCGGGGCTGATAAAGGTGACGCGCATGTCTACCTACACCACGGCAGACGGCGATACCTATCCCCTGACATCGGGTTCTGTCACGGTGGACGTGCGCGTGGGCAGCGCGACCCTTAGCCACACCATCGCCGTGAGCGTGGAGATGAGCACGGTGTGGGGCGGGATAGAGACGAGCGTAAGAGGACTGAAGAGCGAGTTTGGCGAGCTGCAACAGGACTTGCAGAGCGAGGCTCCCAACGTGCTTACGAAATATACCTCCAAGATAGAGCAGACGGCAAAGAGCATATCTGCTAAGGTGGCACAGGAGACGGTTGGACGGTTGAATGTGCTGCCAGGTACGGCGTTTAACAGAGAGACGGACGTGACACAGCAACGTCCCGACACGTTCCCTTGCACCATACTGCCTTTAGGTGGTCTTGAAGGTACGGGAGCGATGGTGATAAACCAAAAGGGAGCGACAGATAAGACATGGAGCGGCCTCGTATGGAAAGGTGTGGTTCTGAAACCCAAAACCTACTATACGGCGAGCGTTTGGGCGAGAGCCGATGGCGATCTGGATGATGTCATGTATCTCAGCATCGGCCAAGACACAAACTTCTGCTATCTGAACCTTGCGACAGCGAACGAAACACATGATTGGAAGATGTTTAAGGCTACCTTCAAGACAGGCGATACAGAAGCGAGCTGCAACAACGTGAGGGTGGAGCTTGCCGTGAGAAAAAACGGAAGAGGCCGCTGCTGCAAGCTGATGCTTGACGAGAGCGGCACCTATAATGGCTGGACCCCTGCCTCTTATGCCGATGTGTCATCGCGTGCGTTAGAGGCCACGGGCATCGACATCAAGCACAAAACGATCGACATGACGGCAGACAAGTTTACGCTCAGGAACAACCATGGCGAGAAGAGTTTTGGCGTGGACGAGGACGGCAACCTTGAAGCACGGTCACTGAAAAGCGTGTCGAAGGACGGTAGCCTGACAGCTATCATCAAGGATGGCGCGTTCACGGCCCTGAGTGGACTGAGCGGCGCTACTGCCTTCTTCGGCTTGATAGACGGCATGCCCTACTTGCAGTTTACCAACGCGGCAGGTGTGGTGTGTTACGCCATCGGACCGAGCGGCGGACAGGTATCGGGCAATGTTGGTGTACAAATGACGGCTTGTGGCGTGAAATATAGCGTCTCGACGATAGATCTTGTATCAAAGAAAAACTACTGGATCAGCTATAGCGGTTCTGTGACGCTTCAGAACTTTGGGTCTGAGAGCGCGAAGATTTATCAGAGCAAGTTGCAGCTCGTTATCGACGGCTTCACGCAGACGCTCACAGCGAGCTTCAAGGACAGTAGCTTCCCCATGACAGAGGTGGGACAAGGCAAGGTCATGACGCTCATGCCCGGTAAGCTGATGCAGGCCGAGTTTGAGATAAACACGATCGGCGAAACCATGCCTACGACAGGTAGCGACGGGTCGGTGATTGCGAAGCCGAGCGGCGCGAGAGGATGCCAGCTGAAGCTCAACGGAGAGGTCATAGGCAAGGGAGCAATTTCTTAGATGATTATTTAATTATTTATTATTTATTATTTATTATTTTGTTGTTATGAGTTTATGAAGAAGATAGTTAGGGGCAACGACTTTACGTTGCGGGTGCCTGTCATGAAGATTGTTGACGGCGCGAAGGTGGCGTTTCCTCTGCCCGGGTGTACGGACATCAAGGTGAACGTCGTGAACCAATACCGACGCATCGCCCTGAGCTACACCATTGACGTGAGCGAGGACAACGTGCTGCTTGCGCGTGTGGAGGGCGACAAGGTGGCTGTGGGGACCTACGCCTTAGAGGTGAAGGGAAAGATTTTTGGCAACGATTGGAGATCTAACGAGTACGAGCAGTTTCAGATTGTTGACAACAATGCTTCCGGTGACACGGTGTTTGAGCCGCAGGAGGGCGAGGACAGCGTGGAGATGGACACAGCCCTTGTGGTGCTGGCTCCAGCGGTGGAGCTGGGCAACCTGATAAAGGATGCTGAAGAGACAATTGCCGACACCAAGGAGGCCTTGAAGGGCGTGGAGACCAAGATGGGCGACATCGAGCAGCGTGCCGACACAGCCATCGGCGCAGCCACGACAGCGGCAGAGAACGCGAACACACAGGCAGACAGAGCAAAGAGCACGGCAGAGCACCCTAACATCATCTCGGATGACGGCTACTGGATGGTTTGGAATGTTGAGAAAGGTGCCTACGACAAGACTGACAAGTTTTCGCGCGGCACAGTGGATTTCCCCACCTTTGAGGTGAACACCGACGAGATGGAACTGAACGTGAAAATAACGGACGGAAACGAAGGAAGATATGAGTTGACGGAAGACGGCGAACTGATGGTAAATTTTAATATGTAAATATAATATATGGAAACAAAGAAAATTAATTTAGGACGGGTTGGACTTGTGCCCAAAGGCGCATACTCGCCTGATGTCACCTACGGCAGGCTGCATGTGGTGACATACAAAAACACCACTTACTGTAGCAAGCAGGAGGGCAACATAGGGCATGAGCCAGCCGGCGAAGATGATTGGTGGAGCGTCCTCGTGGACGGTCAAGCCGCATACGACGCGGCAGAGGCAGCACAGACCGCCGCACAGACCGCCACGACAGCTGCGGGCAACGCCAACACCCAAGCCCTTGCAGCCCAGCAGTCGGCAACGAGAGCCAATACAGCGAGCGACAAGCTGAACGTCGCCCTTGACAAGGTGACTGAGGCGACGAACAACGCCAACGGAAGCGCGGAGAGCGCAAAGTCAGCTGCCGCACGCGCACAGATCGCAGCCGAGCATGGCGAGGCTATGAATAAGCTCATGGATGACAACCTCGCGGCGTTGGAGAAGACCGCCACGGCCTTCAACGAGTTCAATGCCACGGCAACAGCTGCAGAGAAGAAGCGCACAATGGCCGAGATGGTGCGAAGCGAGGCGGAGCAGGGCCGCGCGACAGCTGAGACACAGCGCACGGAAGCAGAGAACGCACGGAGCACAGACGAGACAGAGCGCAAGAGTGCCGAGAAGCTTCGTGCCGATGCCGAAGCACGGCGCGTTACAGCCGAGAAGCTGCGCGACAAGGCAGAAGAGGGCCGTGCGGAGAAGACCTCGCAGGCCCTCGACGCGGTGAAGACCGCCACGAACGCCGCCTCAGACGCAGCGGAATCGGCACAGACGGCAGCGTCTAAGGCAGAACAGAGCGCAACAGCCGCGAACAACGTGAACGCCACGCTTGCCGAAGACGGCACACTGACGATAACTGACAGAGAGGGACATGAAGCATCGATAAACATAGGCGAGGGAGAGAAGGTGAAAGAGCTTGTGACTTCGATGGAGCGTGTAAAGGAGAGTCTGGGCCATTACACGGCGCGTCCCGACATTGTGCTCACTCCCTCGGAGCAGAACGTGGCTATAAGCGCCGACGGTGTGAAGGTGGCAAAGATAGGCTGGGCGATCGCCGAGTTTACGGCAGAGAAGGGCAACGAATATTTGTTCAAGCCCAACGTCGTGGACGGCACTGTGTGTATCTTTGCTGAGAAGATAAGCAGAGTGGAGACACGAAGCATCGACTACACCTATAGCTACAACGAGGACGGAACGACAGCGAGCGCAACCGCCACCTACCTCGGCAAGACACACACCTACAGCTATGCCTATGCCGAGGGCGAGGACGGCACGAAGAGTGTGACCATTACCGACGAGAGCGGAGCTGTGGTGACAGAGCTGCCTTATCAATATAAGACCACCGTAGGTTCCTACGCCCCGCTTGTGCGCCTTAACGCTGAAGCCGAGCTGCCCGAAGACGGCTATTGTCGTTTCATGAGCCATTTCCAGGGCAACGCCTCCATGACGGTTGCTGTGAGCTACAAGGTGGGCACAGCCGATTTGACGATGAAGGTGCTGCGTGACGTCGTGTTCGCCTCTATCTCCACACAGCTCGGCAATCTGAGTCAGAAGGAGAACGAGACACGTTCGCTCGCCGTTGAGCTGAAGGAGAAGATGGCAACATTTATTGACACCAACCCCTATGTGGGCATGGCGAGGATGAACGGTGACGCGAGTCCTGATGCGGAGATGACGTTTGGCGACAAGCAGTTGATGCACGAAGTTGGAGCTGAGTGGAAGCTGGCGACGGTGAAGAACGGCGTGGTGACACACGTCTGCGCCCCCGGCCGTCTGACCCTCGATGAGAACGGCGAGGAAGTGAAGATCGACGGCACCGACGGCGACGTGATGCTCATAAATCGCAATGCCAACGTGATCAATGCGACGAAGGTTATTGACGGACGCGAGATGAACTGTATGGCTATTGGCAAGACAGCGGCAAAATGGTACGGCGTGGAGTCAAAAAAGATGCCTGCGTTCGGCATGACACCTTGCGGGACCGTGAACGCGAAGATTGAGGGCGACACGAGGTCACAGGCACACTGCATGTACAACACGGCGGTGAACGGCATGTACGGCACGGCCGACACGTCTGTGCTGAAAGCATCTTACATAAACAGAGGGGCGGGACACGCTTCAAACTTAAGTGCTGTGTCAAGCATACAGAACGCACAGAACAAGAATACAGATCCGTTGACCGCCCGTCCTTACATGGGCTGGCACCATGGCACCTACGAGGCTCTTCTGACCACCATGTTTGCGGAGATAGGCTCGGTTGACCACACAGACGTGAAGATGTTTGGCTCGGGCGTGACAGCGCAAAACATAAGCGCGAGCCAGTTTAACGACGATGCGATAAGTGGTGTGAGCGGCTGGAAGATCATTGCTGCTACAGGCGAGACCTACTATAACCATTATTTAAGTTCACAGGCCTATGTCGTAAGCAAGAACAAGAACATTCAGCTTGCGAACGGCTTGTCAACAGCCTTATACAACCCTGTGCAGCTGCTTGAAGGCCAACGCATACTTGATGCCATTGCCAAGGCAGGATTTATTGACAAGATAGGCAACAAAGCCAACATTTTCTATTATGACGAGAACGGCAACGCCGTGTGTGCAAGCGACGGCAGCGTGAACCTCGACACAGGCGAGGGCATGGAGATGCTAAAATTCTATTTTGTCGTGCGCGATGTTCCTCGCTGTGAAGGAATGAAGGACGGTGTTATGACCGCTGTGGTGAACCGATATGTCAAGACAGAGATTGCCGACGGTTGTCAGAGCACCGACAAGAAGGTGTCATTTGACGGGGCTATTGCCATTCTGAAGGTAAGCATACCCGTGTATCGCGGTTTCACCTTGCCTTACGTCGGGCAGTTTCGTCAGATGAGCTACGCCTATTACACAATACATAACATTGATGGAGCCACGCATGTAGACTACCGTTGCACGGAGAGCATGGAAGATGTGCAGCCGCTGACGGTATTCAACCAGAATGCCTATCAATGTGCTTACGACACCAAGCCTCCAATGCTCGTTGGACTCAACAAGAAGAAGGATTATGGTGCGACGGACTTGCGAGAGAATTATATAAAGTCTTCCGACTATAACATGTCGCAATTCTGCTATAAGACGGCAGGTTCTTCGCTCCACACACACGAATGTGTCTATTTATGGTTATATCCGTCAAATAATGGAGGAATGGGCACGTCTCAGGTACACGGCTCTGTGGTTGGTTGCAGTGCGAACGGCAGCTACGTCTCGGCTCGTGCTGCGAGCTGTAGCAGTCGCGCTGGCGTTGGCCTCAACTACTTCGCTGGGGCGTTCGCTGTCCTTCTAAAACAATAATTTAATCGAGAGTAATAATCAATAATAATTAACAAAAGTCTCAATCGCAAGTTGCGTCTTAGCAAGCTGCGGCGAGAGCCCAAGCAAGAAGGCCATGACTTTAAGCCCAGCGGAGCGGCGAAACGTCTTAGTGTAGCCGCTCCCCCCCCGCCCCGATTTTCAAGCTGAAGACGCGGAATGACGACATCAAAAAAGAGTTTTAACATGAAGAAACAAAACCACAACGTGCATGGGGAGGCGACAGCCTCTGCGCCTCGCGACAAGGGCCGCGGGTACGTCGGCATGGTGTGTGAGCATGTGGCGAGAGGTGTGTGCGCGACCTATCCCAGTCACGACAACGCACACGCGGACGACACATGCAAGACCGAAGGTGAGAAGAACGGCTCTGTGGTTGGTTGCAATGCGAACAACAGCAACGTCTCGGCTCGTACTGCGAACTGTAACAATCACGCTGGCAATGGCAACAACAACTACGCTGGGGCGTTCGCTGTCAACACGGAAAAAGGGAAACCTCTCACATCGGGAGCAGCAAGCTCAAAGACTAAAGATGACCATGTCGCTACTGGTGGGCATGGACGATGCGACTACGGCGCGCAGCTGCCCTTCTGGGACAGCTGCGGGAGCGCGGAAAGCAACGTGTCGGCTACCGTTGAGGACGCTGACGTTATGATAGAGTTGAAGACAGCCAACAAGAAGAGGAAACTGAAAAGCCTCAGACGTTTCTTTGCGAACAGAACAATTATTGAGAAGGCGTTTGACCGCACGATGGACCGGACGGATGCGCCCGACAGCGTGATTGAAGCGTGGACGGCACAGAAACAGAAGGTGTGTGACAGGATTGAGCGCGAGCTGCGCGACATGACCTACACGCCGAAGCCGCCGAAGCGCAAGGTCATACACAAGAAGGGCAAGGGCGACAAGGACAGGAACGCCGACGTATCGGCGATGTATGACCGCATTGTCCAGACGCTGGTGCTCATCGTGATAGAGAAGAAGCTTCGTGGCATGATGGTCCGCAACATCTACTCGGGCATCAAGGGCCGTTCGCTGCTGAGCAACGACCGACGGTACTGCATGGTGAACAAGATACGCCACTGGGTGAAAGGTCATCCCGACATGTGGGTGGGTCAGACCGACATTCGCCATTTCTACGAGACGTTGCAGACGCGCATCGTGCTGGGTGAGCTGTTCAAGGTGGTGGTGTGTCCATACACGCGCTGGCTGCTTGCGCGGCTGTTCATACACATGGAATATCTGCCCATCGGGGGATGCCTCAGTCAGCTGCTTGCCATGTTTGTGCTTGTCATCGCCGACCGCGAGGTGTTGCGCCGCTACAAGGTCGGTCTGTTTGGCTTTGGCGACAACAGACTGATGTGTGGCGAGAAGAAGGAGGTGAGAGAGGCGATGAGCTTTCTCATGTCTTTCTATGCGGGGCGCTTCTCGCTGAAAGTGAAGGGCGATTACCAGATGCGTCGCGTGGGCGACGGCTTCCGTTTCTGCAAGTATGACTACAAGCAGAGCTTTGTGCATGTGCGTGCAGAGATGCGGCGACGCGCCATAAGAGGTAGGTCGGCGGGCTGGAAACACTATGCAGGCTACCGTGGCATGCTGCTAAAGACGGACAGTGTGAGGTTGAGACACATGATAGAGAACAACTTTATGAAACTTGTAAACAAGCACGGCATGACCGTGACGACACAGAGAGGCGATAAGGTGAAGCTGCGTGACCTGGCAGACGGCAGCGTGGTGGTGCCTGTGGAGTTTAACATCGAGCCGTCGGAGGCGAAAGCCAAGGAGGGTAAGGAGGGTTACATGGTGAGGTTGACTTACATTCATCTGCTGAACGGGCAGAAACGGCTGTGTCACTCGACGGAAGGCAGCGAGGAGATAGTTGAATTTTTCCGTCTCGTTGTCAACGGCACGGCAGAGCTTCACCAGCGGCTGCATGTGAAACATGACGGCACAAAGGTGTTCTTCGACGAATATCACACCACGAAGCAGGAGGCGTGTGACCTGATATGTGCTGAGCTGGGAATTTAGATTATTTATTATTTATTATTTTTTGCATGATGAGATTAGAATTTATGGAGCGTCAGCAAACGCTGACCATTTGCAAGGGCGGCAGACAGGCGTTGGTGCTGCTGGGCGAGAGTGAGGAGAAAAGGGAGCAGGAGTCTCCCGACGGTGAGAAGACGGAGGCTACAGTCTATGTCTATGACGCGACATGGCTTGACCTGACGAAGCAGCATGACCCGGTGGCTGCGGCGCGTGAGGAGGTCCAGAAGCAGATCGCGGAGTATGACACCTCGTCGGCTGTGAACAGCTTTGTGCTGAACGGTGTTGAGGTGTGGCTGGACAAAGCTACGCGCGTGGGGTTGATGAACTCAACCACCATAGCTAAGGCTATGGGACAGGCTACCACGACCCTTTGGCTCGGAGAAGCGAAGCTTGTGGTGGACTGTGACAAGGCCATTCAGCTGCTGTCGGCACTGGAGATGTATGCGCTGGAGTGTTTCAATGTGACGGCGGCGCACAAGAAGGCTGTTAGTGAGCTGACGGACATTGAACAGGTGCTGTCGTATGACCACAAGAAGGGTTACCCTGCCAAGCTGACGATGGAGGTTTGACGGGGCTGTTTACGGCTTTGATGATTGTTTAAATTTGTCTTACGGTTTTAAAATTGACAAAAAATGAAGAAGACGATGAAGAGAAACCTTTTAGGTATGTTGGTGTATATGACCATCGCTTTCGCTGTGGGCGGGGGCTTTGGCCTGTTGGCTCTCATTGTGAAGGAGGACAACGACAGGTGCCATTACTATGGCGGGACGTGGAACAGGGGCGACCTTGTGCGCGGCTGTCTGGCTGTGGGCGTGGGCATGGGGCTGAGGTATTGGGCCTTCGGTCTGCTGTGAGAGGAAACGGACGGCACGGCCTTGTCGGGATGGCATTTTGTCCCCGACGGGGCTTTGCCGTGTGGAGAAAATTTTGTAAATTTGGAGAAAGGGAGGTAACGGGAGTTAGTGAGAAGGTAACGCGCTTTGCGCGAGAAGATAACGGACAAATGCTTTTTCGCTTGAGCTCTAAAACTATTGTCTGTTCACTTCATTCGTGAAGCGAATTAACTTCCCCTTAACTTCCAATAACTTCCCAATATAAAGAAAAATTAAAAAAAAGAGATATATGATGTTAGTATTAAGTATTTGGGCCTTCCTGCTGTTGGGAGGTTTCCTGTTGCTCACGGCGCTGCGCTTCGGCGTGCCCGACATGGTGAGCGGGGTGTATTATCAGCTTCAGCACACGACGGACAGCACGGTGCTGGGCGGCACGACGGAACACAAGAGAGGATGGATCTTCTCGGTTGTGATGGTGGTCTCGGCCTTCCTGATGATGGTGTGCATGCTCGACACGGAGAAGGGCGTGCTGCCGATGGCCTTCTTGGGCTGTTGCGGCATGATAACGGTGGGGCTGGCACCCCGCTATCTTAGTGAGGAGCAACGCGAGGTACACAGGTTTGGTGCTTGGGTAGCCACGGCAGGCTGCATATTTTGGTGCATTACGGCATGTTATCCTGTTACGCTCGTTATAGCCCTCGCGTATCTTGCAGGAATGGCTTATGCAGGACAGAAGGACGACGGACGGGACGTGAAGGCGTTTTATTGGCTTGAGATAGCGGGCTTGGCAGACGTATTTCTGACGTATTGGACGGTGAGATTGTGTGGCTGATTGATGTATAACCAATAAACGAAAAGAACGATGAACGGATTGGTACCTGAACAGATGCGGTTTGTGTGGACGCTGCTGTGCTCTACCCTATTAGCTATTGTTACGCCGACTGGCACTTTTTTGGCTGCTCTGACGTTGGCCTGCATGTTCAATGTGTGGGCAGGGATGAGAGCGGACGGCGTGAGTGTAATTAGATGCAAGAAATTTTCTTGGGACAAGTTTTTGAGGGCGCTGTATGAGTTTGCCGTTATCTTGGCCGTGATAGAGCTGATACGCGGCATAATGTATCTCTGCGGCGATGACGGCGTGAGCTTATATCCTGTTAAGATCTTGACCTATGCGGCATGTATTATCTATTTGCAAAATGCGATGAAGAACTTGGTGAAGGCTTACCCGAGGAACAAGATGCTTTGGGTGGTCTACCTGTTTATAAGATGTGAGTGGCGGAAAGCCCTGCCTGCAAACGTGGACGCTATGCTGGAGCAATATGAGCAACATGTGGCGCGGACGAACAGGGACTGCAAGGACTGCAAGAAAGGAAAGGAGGAGAACGATGTGGAAGGTTAGCGACATCTTAGTGAAGCACATAAAGGCTGCTGAGGGCTACAGAAGCAAGGCTTATCTCTGCCCTGCTGGACGATACACCTGTGGCTACGGTCACACGAAGGGTGTGACGCGGAAGACGGTCTGTGATGCGGACAAGGCGGACCGATGGCTACGCGAGGATCTGCAACCTGTTGAGAACTTTGTAAACGCTATCCATAACGTCAACACACAGGGGCGTTTCGATGCGATTGTGGACTTTGGCTTTAACGTGGGGCTGGGCAATCTGCGGTCGAGCACGTTGCTGAAGCTCATTCAACGAGGTGCTTCGGACAAGGAGATTTGCAGGGAGTTTAAAAAATGGGTGTATGCAGGAGGAAAGGTGCTGGACGGACTTGTGGCTCGACGCGGGTGGGAGGCCCAGCGATGGTGTGAAACGTAAAAAGACATTGACAATGGAAAACTACGAGGAATTGTTTAAGAAGATGGTGGCTGCGCTCTTTGGGTGCGTGCTCTGCTGGCTTATAGGCCACCTGTTCGCGAGCTGTACGCCGGGCCGACAGGTGACGGGCAGCTCTTCTCACAGGACGGACACGGTGTATGCCGTTAAGACGGTGAGGGACACGGCACGGGTCAGCGACTCGGTGATTGTGAGGGTGACGGCGAAGGGCGACACTGTGTATAAGACCAAGGAGACGTGGCGAGAAAGAGAGAGGGTGAGATGGCGCGTTGACACGGTGTATAAGGCAGCTGTGAGGACGGACACGATAAGGGTTCCTGTGGCGGTGGAACGAAAGGTGCCGTTGTGGAAGCGCGTGGTATATAATATAGATACCGTTTTCAAGATTTTAGGGCCGATGTGTCTGATAGGTTTTATATTGTATATATGTGCGTGGGCGCGTGGACGGTTGACGAGAAGAAAAGAATAAAGATAAATGCTCATTTCTTAATTTTTTAAAAGGTTGTTAATTGTTAGGTTTTGGCCTTTCCTGTCCGTGAGGATGGGAAAGGTTTTTGTTTTTTTGTGTGCGGTAACATGTTACGATATGTAAGTTGACGGAAAAATTTTGAAAACTTAACAACATTTTACTTGATTACATACTGACAAATTGCTATATTGCAAAATATTACATAAAACAACGACTATGACAAAAGAAGAGCAAGAAGAGACAATGGAGCTGCTGAAAGGCAGGGACGTCAGCGATGTGTTGGGTGTGCTGATGCACACAGGTAACAGATATTCGAGGAGGGCGCTACGGTTCTTCAGATGGTTCTGCAAGTGGGTGCCAGTGATGATAATGCTGTTTCACATGTACGGCATGTGGGATTTCGGGCACAGCCCGCGCGAGATGTTTTTAGTGCATGAAGAGAACGCGGCGTGCTACGCCTTTATATACTTCATGGTTTACATTTTGCCGTTGGTCACAGTGTTGGCCTCGCGGTTCTTTTTCCTGTGCTGGCGTTACAGGATTCCGTTCTTCTATCTGTTTGGCGTAAACGCCATACACATGTGCTACTGGTCATGGTACACGACCAACGCTATGGTGATGCCTCACTATTGTCTTACGGTGATGGTGCTGACGCTTTACCTCTACGGGTTTGCCGATGACTTTATAAACAGGACGCGGATGGGAAGACGCTTATTTAACTCACGAGGTGCAAGATGAAGAAGCTATTTGGTTACAGGCTGCTCGGTCAGCTGTTGCAGGGCCTTGCAGATGCCTGCTATCGCGCCGACGAGCAGGAGAAGCGCGGCGAGAAGGTCACGGCTTGCGGGATGTCGGACGAAGACATAGAGACGCTGTGTCAGGACATTCTGCCCAACATGATGAACCCGATGATGAGCACGGAGGAGGTGAAGGACAGGTTAGGCGTGAGCGAGGCGACGCTAAACAGGCTCGTTGCCAAAGGCGAGCTGCCCAACGGAAAGAAGAAGAGACGCGGACACACGCGGTACTGGGCGAAATTGGACGTGCTGTGGTTCTTGAGAAAGAAGAGAGGCTGATGGAAAAGCGCTCACCTTGGAGACAGGGTGGGCGCGTTTTTGTATGGACGTGAGGGAAAATGATATTACCTCCTATCAAGCTAACCGACTGATAATGAAAGGATAACAAAAAGACTGATAGAGTTGTTAACCGTTTGTGAAGAACTTGCTAACTTTGCCTATGTAACGTTACAGAAAACGAGTTAATAAACCTATTAGTAAAAAAACAGAAAAACATTGTTATTATGGAGAGTAAAACTTATGTGTTCGGAGAGAACGGCGCCAACACTGGCGGCGGTCTTAACAGCGTTTTGGCTATGCTCCCAGCCCTCTTACAGAAGCAGGGCGTAGACCCGGGCCTGTTAGCCCTTTGCAACGGCAAGGGAAACGGCAACAGCTGGGGTGACAACCTGTTCGCTATCCTGCTGCTCTTTATCATCATGGGCAGAGGCAACTTCTTCGGCGGCGGTTATGGCGGCGGCATGATGCCCAACGGACAGGGCGGCGTTGTGCCGATGATCAACAACGATGCCAACACGGCTGTGATCATGCAAGCCGTTCAGCGCAACGGCTATGACGTGCAGAGCTTGGCTACAGCCCTCAACACATCGAGCGACGCTGTGATGGCAGCTATCAACAGTCTTGGGCAGCAGGTGTGCAACATAGGCAACCAGATGGGTATGAACACCAACCAGGTCCTTACAGCTCTGATGCAGGGAAACAACGCTATCGCCACCCAGCTGGCAGAGTGTTGCTGCAAGACGAACAACGCCATCACGGCGATGGACGGCAACGTGAAGCTGGCCATGTGTCAGCAGACGGGAGCCTTGCAGAACGCCATCAACAACGTGGCCGTGGGACAGGAGCGTGCGGCTTCTTCCCTTGCCTATGCTACCAAGGACCAGTCTTGTGAGTTAAAAAATGCCATCAAGGAAAGCACTCTTACCATCGTCAACGGTCAGAAGCAGCAGGAGATGCGCGAGATGCAGAACAAGCTTGACGCTCTGCGCGAGGAGAACAGCACCTACAAATCGTCTGCCATGACGAGTCAGATTGTGGGTCAGGCCATTGCTCCCATCAATGCGGCATTGGCTGGCTTGCAGAAGGAGATTGGTGCAATCAAATGTGCCCAGCCGGATACGGTGACTGTACCGTATCAACCATTTCAGGCTGTTCCTAATTGTGTAGCAGCCCAGATGGGTCTGTACGGTTACAACGCTGCAAACGGTGGCGGTTTTTGGTATTAAGCGAGGAGGACAAGACTATGATTTGGGGCTATCCTTTTTCATGGGTCAACCGTAGAGGATCGGCAGCTATCGGCTCGACGGGTGTGAAGGTGAACACAGACAACGTGGTGTTTACGTTCAAGGACCACGCCTTCGTGAACGCCAGCTACAGAGGCACGATATTTGTGAACCTGATGCAGGCTATCCCGACAGGCACGACGGGCACGCTGCCTATCCTCTTTGAGACAAACGGGACGACACAGGCTGTGACCAAATTTAACGGTGCGGCCTTGACCGTGGCCGATATAGCAGGAACAGGCGTATATCAGCTATGGTTTGAGAGAGACACGAACACCCTTCAACTTATGACGGGTATTGTTTAACAAATTAGCACTTATTATTTATGTTCAGCGGATTAAGAGAGAACAGCATATTTTATGTGCTTGACAAGAGTGGAGAGCCTGTGCTGAAGATAGGACAGGTTGAAAGCGTCAGTAACCCACAGCCAAAATTTCCGACTTACCAGCCTGGTCAGATAGGCATGCAGGGGATGGAGACCACGGTTGACATCAAGGTGAAGATGCAAGACGGCGAGGCAGAGTTTAAGCAGTTGCCGTCGAACGCCCAGATTGCGAACTCGGGCACCCTTGTGGTGTCGGAGAGCAGGGAGGCCATGCTGTCGGAGGTCGAGGCGTTGCTGAAGATGTCGCGCGACGTTCTTGCGAGCAAGGACTATCACGAAAAGGTCGTTGCGAGCTGCGAGAAGATACGCGGTGTGTTGAACCCCCAGATTGCCAAGGAGAAGGCGCAGGAAGAGCGCATTGGGAACCTTGAGGCAGACGTCAGCGGGATGAAGGGCACACTTGACAACATCGAGAGTATGCTGCAAAAGGCGTTGAGCAAGAAGACGAGTGCAAGCTCTTAAAAACACAAAGACTATGTATATGATAGAGATCAGAGAAGATAAGCTCGACGAGCTTGTGGAGAACGCCGAGAAGATGCTGCGTTACGGCGGCAAGGTGATGTCTTGTCTTGACAGCCTTAGCGGTGAGCGCGGACGGATGGGCCGTAGAAGCCCGATGCCCGACTATCGCGACGACTGGCGCACGGAGCGAGAGCGTGACGGCTATGACGACGATCGTGAGGGCCGTTACGGTGAGCGCGACGGCAGAGGCTACGGCAGAGGCAGAGGCCGTTACTAATGTTTAGTTTAGTTTAACCGAAGCTTTGGCGGTGGTGTAAGTTGCGCCGCTGCCAAAGCTCATCAAAAGAAACAGAAATGGGAAAATGCAGGATGCCACTGGACGTGTATGACATGAAGCCCGAGGGGATGATAGCCTACCTAAGATATAACGGCTATCACTTCAACAAGAAGATGTGTGACTGGGCTGTCGGTCAGATGCGCAAGAAGAGCAAGGCTACAGACGGCGAAGAGCCTATAGAGCCTATAAGCAAGGACAAGGTGGAAGAGATGCTGGGAACGGCAGGTCTGAAACTTGACAACCTTGTTGGTTATGACCATGTGTATGTTGCCAACATGTGCAAGGCCGACTTTTGGGGCAGCTCGATCAAGGACGAGGAGAGCATGGCACGCTATGTCAAGGACACGGTGGACGATGTGGACCAGAAGGACGGTTTCATCTTTAACAGGTTTTACGCGGACTGTTGCCATGGCGGTCTGCCGATACCGTGGGACGATGTGTTATGACGAGAAGAAAGATCAGGCTTGACCTGTATGGTTGGGAGGTGATGTGCTTCGTGGGCTATGACCGCGACGACGCGGCAGAGATATGTGATGCCTTAGAGGCTATTGGCTGTCGTCGGGAAGCCGTGAGGGAAGCATATCACCACCTCACGCTTGGCAGCGCGGAGAGAGGCTTGACCTACTCGAACGTTGCGGAGCGCAAGAGCGTTGTTGCCGTGGGTGCTTCGGATGCGGCAGATGTGGTGAACACGATAGGTCACGAGCTGCTGCACGTTGTGGCACACATCTGCGAGAAGGACGGCATAGACATGCTGGGCGAGGAGCCATGCTACATATTGGGCCAGCTGTGTGAAGATTTATTTAAGAACTTAAAGAAAGAAGACGATGGAGACAACAAAGGTTATTGACGCTTTGGCACACTTCAACGAGGTGTGGAGCGAGGTTACGGGGAGTGTTGACAAGGAAGAGGTGTCGGCAAAGGCCTATGACGCCATTTTTGAGGTTGACGATGCTATCGTGAGCCTTGTGGAAAAGGTGGGAGAATGTGTGAAAGAGATTGCCGTAAACAAGATGTACGGCGGATCGCCTCTTTCGGGCACGCGCGACGGCGCGGGAAAAGAATGAAAGAAAACGAAACGAAATGCGGACGTAGGCTTCTGATGCTACGCCCGCATTTCGTTGACTGGGTTTTATGACAGCGGCAAGCCCTTCTTGAGCCTCATGCGGTCTTCTTTGTCGAGAAGATGCCACTTGTCGGGGTTCTGCTTGAGGGCCTGTTCGCTTGCCCGGTTGAAGATATGCTCGTCGGTGAGTTTCCTTGCGATGATCTCGTAGGCGAGGTTGATGTCCTTGGACTGATTAAAGTTGATGTGCTCCTTGGGCTGATACATCTTTATGAGGGTGTCTGTTGCCCTCTGCCACCAGAACAAGACATCGCGAAAGTCGGCCCCGGCGAAGAGAGGGCGGAGGTTGACATGTATCTGCTCATCGAACTTGTCGAAGAGGATGCCGAAGGTCTGCTGTGCCATGCGCACGATGGTCAGGGCTGTCTCCATGTGGGCGAGCAGGGCGTGCTCCTGCACGTTGTAGTGTAGGAGCCATGCGTCGAAGGAGAGGCGCAGGGTCTGTATGTGGCTGCGCATCTCGTCGTCTACATTGTCGGAGAGGTCGAGCCAGAGCTGGTATCTGTCGCCGAGGGTCTGCTGAAGGGCCTTGTCGAGCCTTTCGTAAGCGAGGAGTGCTTTCTTAGCTGAGCGTTTGATCTCCTGCCTGTAGGCAGGGTGCTGACGCAGGAAGGCGTGGGCATCGACCATGGCCGACTGTGCCACGTTGTAGATGGACGCCATGGCGACGTAGAAGAGCGAGCAGCAGCGGTCGATGTTGCCCAATGTCTTTTGCTTTGCCTCTGCCGTGAGGGCAAAGGCGTTTACTGACGGTGGTGTGTCTGTCATATTTTTCCTGTTTTGAAGCCGAGCTCTTTCGCTGTCGCGAGGAACAGGAGGAAGCTGTGCCGGCTTAGGGTTATTGTTCGGTCTTTTATGGTGACGGTGTTTTCTGTTGTCTGAAAATAGAGCGTTGACGATCCTGTGTCGATATAGAACGTTTCAACGTTGCTTGTTTGTGCTGCCATATCGTATATTTATGTCTATTACGTTGATTATTGCTTTGCAAAAGCAAGTTTCCCTAATATTCTTAAAAGGGCTTGACGGGCTGACTATCATCGATAAGCTCGCGAGTTTTCTTAGCACAAGCAGCCACGCATTTGTCTACTGCTTCGGTGATGTCTTGGATTTGACCCTCACGCATATTATTGTATTTATCACAAGTGTCCTCTATTATTTTGTAGAGAGTCTGATTTTGTAAAGCCTCCATATAGTTCACATACTCCTTGCACCTCTTGCGTCGTGGCTCCTTGACCCAATCAATAAAGTCCTTTTTCCAGTCCTTCCATGTTTTGATTTTTATTGTTATCATTGCATCTTACATTTTAAATTGTCGTTTCAAGAACGGATTGTTCTTTATAAGTTCTATCATTTCCTCCTCTGTGTGTATATCCTCCCAGAAGATTTCTGTATGCGACCCACCCCTTTCATCATCTACGGAGAAAGGCACGGCATAGTTGGTATATACAACGCCGTGATGTTTTATCAAGTGGCGACCTGGATTCTTGTAGATGTTATTGATCCACGTCTCGTTGTCACATTCAGTCCATATTTTACATTCTTCGAGGGTAAGATATTTGTCGATACCCATAGGATAGTGACCCGCTCGTCCGTTTCCTTCCGTTCCGAAATAGATAATCTTTGCCATATTGTTGATTGTTTTTGTTTGTATTAAAACAGCGTTAACTGCGCTTGCTCCAACTTAATGCGCTTACAAGCCTTGTCGTAATACTCTTTGTTGAGCTCAAAGCCGATAAAGTTACGCTTCTCGCGGATGGCTGCAATGGCGGTGGTGCCGCTGCCCATACAGTTGTCCAAGATGGTGTCGCCTTCGTTGGAGTAGGTACGGATGAAGTACCGAATAAGAGCTACGGGCTTTTGAGTGGGGTGCATATCAAGATTCTTTTCTTTGTCGAAGAACAATACAGATATAGGATATTTCTCTGTTGTTACTTCTTTTGAGTAGGTCTCAATATTATAATTGCCATAACAGACATTACCCTTCGCTTTTCCGTGTTGATGCCCTCGTGAGTGAGAGGGGAGGCCTTGTCTCATCTGCGGATTGTATGTAGGTAACGCACGGTAGAACACAGCAATATCCTCATGGCTTCGCATAGGCATACGCTTCGCATTAAGAAAGCCCGTTGGTCGATCTTTTTGCCAAATTAGATTATATCGCCATGTGTCAGGTTCTGCCATCATTAGCTGTGCCGTAAACATTCCTTGACCGAAGAGAATAATGGGAGCGTTAATTTTCGCTATTCGCCAGTACTCCTTGAACAGAGGCTCCATCGGGATAATGTTATCCCATCGTGCCTTTTCATTGCCTTTGTTCAGAACTTCATACGGCAAATCGCACACAATGCAATCCACGCTCCCGTCTGGAATCCGTTTCATTCCTTCGAGGCAGTCTTCATTATATATCTTATTCAGTTCTACCATTGTTATGTTGTTTTGTGTCGTTTAGAGCTCTCCTTTATGCCGAAGGGTGTGCCGTCGGCGAAAGTTACTCTATCATAAGAAAAGTCATATGTTGCTATTTCATTAAAATATGAGCCAGCGAAAAGGATTCCACTGTCGGTAACTCTTGTTACCATATCGTATATGTCATAATCCTTATCCCGAGTCCACCCAAACGGCTGATGCTTCAGCATCTCCTGCCAGCACTCTTTGGTATTCTTGAATGGACGGTACTTTGGCGCTGGCTTAATGCGATACTCTGTATTGTTCCAAAACTCAAAATCTTTCATTGCCGTCCATCCATTCGGTGTGTCAGAACCTTTTAGGCTGCTTGGCTTGGTTCTACACTCAATTACCTTTCCTTCTGCAAAAGCCTGTAGAATAGGATAAAAATATTTAGCTTCTTCTTTTGTCATGTACGTTATTTATTTTATTTAATGTTGAATCAATAAAATCTACATATCTATAGTTTAATGCAAGTTCTTCTAATAGATATTTTACATCATTGGCAACAAGTTTTGCCATTTCTTCGGATGTAATAGTTGGGTTTGCAGCTAATCTCCCTTGGATTGCTGCAATTGAAAAATCATGCACGAAACTGTCTATTGTCTTCATATAGTGACCATAGCAATTCTTGGTAAGTGCTTTTAAATCACTTAACCATACTGCTAATTGTCGATGGTCTAATGAACATTCGTTATTACACTCTGCAAGAGCAGAAGCTTTTTGTTTACAGTGCTCTATTGCTTCATCTAATGTCATAGTTTTCTTTTTGTAAATCCATTATTAACTTCATAGGTTCTATTGCCTACATAAATTTCCTTGATCGGAACAGATGGGAGCGAGGTTCTTTTCCATTGTCTCAAAGTTGGGTCAGATGTTATGGCAGTCTTGCCTAAAACCTTCGCCAGCTTACTTGTTTTTGGAAATTCCTTGAAGGGGTCTTCTTTTGTCGCCATAGTTCAATCCTCCAATTCTATATTATGTTCATCTGCGAAATCCTCTTCTGCCAAGTTGCAATACCTACCTTCGCAAAGCGTTTCCGGATATGCTCTATTGGTAAAATACTCTCGGCAACACAACTCACAGATGTCGTTTCCATAATTATTTATCAACTCTTCTCTGTTCATTATTCATTCTCCTTCCTCACTAAATAGTCGTACATAGGCTTGCGGGTTCTACGATATTCATTGCATATTTTTTCTGCCTCTTCCTTTGTTTCGCAAGTTGCAACAACACCATCGGGATATGTGTCCCAGTATCTAACGACTTGAAATTTTGTCATATTTAACCCTCCAATAATTCAAAATTTGCTAATTACTTGTGGATTAAAACCTCTTTGCCTATTTGTGGAAGCTTATCCTTGACAGGAATCCATTTAGGATATTCACATTCAACTTTCGACTTATATAACATAATATACCTCCTTCTCTCTCTTCTTCGCAATCCAATCTTCAAGCCATTTTTTTTGATCTTCTGTAGCTTGATGGCAAGAAGAAATAAATCCATAAAAACGGGTGTACGGCTCTCTCTGCAATCTTCCTCTTGCGGCATCGGCGTATGCCATAAAATAGACCTCTCCATTTCTTCCGAGGTGATGCACCTTGACCAAGGTATCATCGGAAGAACAAACTATATCTCCAATTTTTAAACTATGTAAATCAATCATATTATTGTTTTTAGGCCCTCTCCACCTGTCACATGGAGAGGGCGGTTAGTTACTTCTCGGGCATTATTCAATAAACCCATATCTGTCAAACGAGCAGTTAAAGCGAGATAGTACTTTTTCATACCCGATGACTGCTCTTTCATCAATTCAAACTGATAGTCTCCAACTTTTTCACGGAAGCCATCTTTAGCTAAAGCTGCATTCAGCTTTGTCCAACGGTCTTTTAACTCACTATGCTCATCGAGCATTCTTTTCTGAAAATCTTCCATATTACTTATATTTATATTCCCATAAGGGACGGTTAGTTACTAAGGATGAGTAGGTATTTTCATCCAATGTGTTGGCATATTTGGTTTTGCGAACTGCTTATGATATGCGTCCATTCCTGGAATACCAGAAACACCTTTGTAGTAGTCGTCTCCTTCTTCATAGCATGTATCATAGCAATCATCCTCGTTATTCCAAGTTGCAGATACAAAACCATCATCTTGTATAAAACCTACTCGTGTTCCATTAGGATTAAAATCCTCATCAATCCACTTTTCGTTAAAGGCTATCACCTCTTCCCCAAAAGGAATTTCCTTATCAAACCACTCCTGGAGCTTATCAGCATCGAAATCTGATGTATCAACAAGAGTAAGGTTGATTGTGGTTTTCAGATTGCTTTCTGTGCGGATTTGGCCCAGCTCCTTGATTGACATCTTGTTTTTGTAAGGAATTAACCAATTGCGCTTGTCATCATCAAATGAATGAAGGCTTATCTGAAGAGTGATGTTGCCTTTGATGAAAGAAAAATCGCTGTCCTTGATGCCGATGGTTGACACATAATGGTGTGTGTTGGGGTATTTCTCTGTGATGATGCGGATAGCTTCTTTCACAGCTTCGATGTTAAGGAACGGCTCACCCATACGAGTGTAGTTGATCTTGAACTCCTTTGCCTTAGCTGGGTCTGCGCCTCCAGCATGGTTGATTGCGAACTCTACCTGTGCGACAATTTCTTGGGCAGTGAGGTTGCGGTAACGCTTCATGTTACCTGTTGCACAGAACTTGCAGCGGACTGGGCATCCGCTCATTGTGGAAACGCCAATCATCCAACGCTCTGTACGGTCTCCAAGCTTATTGTTGTCTAACTTGTTTTGATGTCTGCCTATTGCATCTTTAGTGTAATAAGGCAAGAAGGTGTCAGTGGTCTCAACGAGGAAACCATCTTCTAACTGGAGACAATACACGACACCATTCTTAAATGACTTCTTTCTTAGCTCTTTCATATTACTATCTATTTATAGTTACTTCGACAAATTCACCGTCTTGGAGTTTGTACCAGGTGTCGGGCTTGATTTTGATGCCGTCAACACGCTCCGTCTTTACGCACACGGGGACCCAACGGCCCTTTCTGTCATCCCGTTTCCACTCTGCAAGGGTTATCCAGGAGCCAACCTTTGCTTTGGCTACAGAATCACGGCCAGCGCACATGATAACAGAATCTTCTCCTGTACTATCAATCTTAGCAGCGTCGCCCGACGAGCCAATCTTAGCAGCGTAGCCCGACGAGCCAATCTGAGCAGCGTAGCCCGACGAGCCAATCTTAGCAGCGTCGCCCGACGAGCCAATCTTAGCAGCGTCGCCCGACGAGCCAATCTGAGCAGCGTCGCCCGACGAGCCAATCTGAGCA